AGAACTGGTCTATGTTCAGGTAATCCATGTAGACATCTACCCTGGACCCCATAGGCAAATCGGTGAAATACCGGCACGAACACGTGATAGCAGACCCCTCGTACTCCTCCAGACTCCACAGACCCATATAACTCATCCGGAAACGGTCCAGAGGCACTATAGGCTCCGTGAGTACAATCGACCCCGTCTCTATCTCATAATCTGTCTCTGGTACCAGGCGACGCTCATTCAAAGGACCCAGAGCATACCAATGGTGTCCATCTACTGTACCCATGACCTTTGTAGGAGTCTCTACAGCGTCCTCTGACATAGATACCACATGAGTACTGCTCCACAGCCCCGCGTCGAATAGTTCAGTGTTTAGAAGGGTACAGGAGAACGGGTGTAGGGTAGCCGACACCAAAGACGATACCGCGGGTATAGCTCGAGTAGCGAGATCGGACAGACTCTGAGTACTCAAGTAGGCTATTCGAGTCTCTTTAGAGACATCTCTACCTGCCTGATAGGCCTCTATGGTCTCTTTCAGGATGATCTCGGTAGGAAGTACCGATACCTCGGCTCTACCTACGTGTCCTGTGGGGGTGGTGTACTGTACCGAGAATGAGGACACAGCTATCTGTAGGTCACGTGATAGGGACACGAACTCACCGTCTGTAGTCTTTATCTTGTAGTTATCGAAATTGTCTACCTGGAGCTCTGGTAGATACCTGTCAGGGATCGTGACCGTGAATGGCTTGAAATCAGCCACATAAGACGGTGCGTCCTGTATAGCCGCCGCGAGCTCTGGGATGCTATTGTAGTTTTTGTACTCATACCTAAAGGACTTTATGTCGAAATTATCGATAGTCTCCCGTATGAGTATCCTGTCAGACTGCACTCGAATTTCTGCCGTACCCACATGGCCCACAGGAGATGTATACTGTATCGACATGTACGGCTGAGGACCTATGTCATCCAGGTAAATGGGTATCGAGCTCTGTCTCACATATCTGTTGTAGGTCTCCAGTTTCACGCTATTATTCAGGTCAGGTATGACCTTCACTGTGTAGCTATTGGATCCTACAGTCAACTCTGATACCTGGTAGATATAGGCATCAGCGATCTTGAGCATAGTACTCTTCCTCAGATTACCCTGAGGTAGCCCTCTAAACGTCAGCTCAGATCGAGTGAGGTCCACGCTCGTTAGAGTATCGTCTATGATCTCCCAGGACACTGAGTCGTACTTGTAGGCAGTAGGGTTGAGCAGATTCTGCCTGAATGTATCCGTCAGATTCACTTTAGTGTTCTGTGTACCTGGAGTGACTTTATCTGCCACCAGCTCCGCACCAGACACTTCAAAGAAATAGAGTTTGCCATCTAACGTATTCCGAAACGCCAGCAGATTACCTCTCACAAAAAATGGCCTACGATCGGTATTCTTAATCAGAAACGAGTTCTCTGTCACGTAGGCCTGCAGGAGAGACCACTTGAATAGCTCCGGTATAATTTTAAACGTGTACGGGAGCGTGAGTGGCGTGTCATCCTCAAACGGTATGATCAAGTCTGTACTCCACGGACCTGGAGACAGATAGTACTCTTCTTCTATGGACCCTGCCGGGAATATCGTAAATGGATTGTAGTCGGGTACTTTCACCCAGGGTAAATTCTTGTTGAATGTAGATGCAGTCCCCTGGATAGCTTTTGCGAGATCATACAGAGTAGCATAGTCAGCGATAGGATAGATGTACGATTCCGGGTTCTTTATACCGCGGATAGCCTCTATGATGAGCACTTTTTCAGTATCTACCAGGATACTCGCACTACCCTCAAACCCTGCCGGAGCCTGATAACTTAGAGTGAACGCAGGCTGCGTAGGGTCCGTCATGATAAAGTATTTGGCAGATAGATTCTCGTCTCCGGTATTGTGCACAGGCAGACTCGAGTACTGTATACTACCTGAGATCATCTCCTGTAGAGCAGGGAAGATAGTCAGAGTAGACTGCAGACCCACCCTATCCACTGCCATCACCGTGTACACCTGCTCGTCGTTTATGAGCAGTAGACTGTTTTTCTTTATGTCATTCTTGATATGGAGGGGGTTCCCTGTCAGTACGATAGTCTCTGACATCACGGGCGTAGCTGTATCTATCTCCGTACCAGACGGTAGCCCCAGCCAATCGATACCGTCATCGAACAGATAGAACGTAGGATTGATGATAGTCTCCGGGAAAATACCCCAGAGTTTCACAGTAGTAGTACCATGCTCGTAGGTGACTGACTGTATCTTATAGTAGAGCGTATGCTCCGGATCAAAGTTATCGATACGGAGTATCATACCAGATTTGAGTACATCTGTCCTGTCGAATCCCTCTATCAGGAAATAATCATCGCCCGTGTTGAATATCGAGTTGATTATGATAGCCGGTGTGTACGGTAGGCGCTCTGACTCAAAACTATAGGTAGCTACGATTAGCTCATCCAAATCGGGACGACTATCACTCAAGCTCTGGTCGAGCACCAACTGGCGGGGTACTTCTTTCACGTCATAGTAGGCATATCCTCTTACGTCATAGGATACCGTACCAGACTCGTTCTTGACCCACAACAGGCTGTCTGGGAGCACAGTCCCTGAAAACGTATAGTTGGAGTCTGTGACATCCTCTTTGAATGTGACTTTAGCAGGCACAGACACCATAGGGTTATTCAGCTGGAATGTCAAAGCACCTGGAGTCACTACCTTTATGACATCATTGATTATTGTCATCCTGTATTTCAGGCTGTCACCGGGGACAGTCTGGAGAACGACGTTCACCTGAGCCATTGGAGTATAGCTGGCTTCCAGCGACAGTATCTCCTGACCTTCTATTAGATCTATAGAGCTGATACGGCCTGTGATATAAGAGAACGAAAAATCCTGATTCTCTATCAGGACTTTAGTCTTGGTAACTTCTTTGCTATCCTCAGTGACCCTGTACTTTTCAGTTATGGTCACAGACCCTGTGATTACAGGATACTTGTTGACTCTCATATCATTGAGAGCCACAGGCTCAGCCTCTACGTCCTCACCCTCCACGTAGTAGGACACCAGTACTGACTCTGTTTCTTTTAGCGGGGACTCGAGTCTGAAAGCTCCAGATTCCGGGTCTATGACGTAGTCGATATCCCTGATCAGGTTGTTCTGATCAGTATCCTCATAGTACACCATGCCAATAGTACCTGCGATACCTGATATAGGAGGTATGACCAGGCTGTCCATGTTCTGGACACCTGTATACCCTACACCCTTTATCACACTCATACCATCCCATATGAGTTTTTTCACGTATGTGATAGAATCGATCAGAGGCTCTGAGTTTTCATGCTTCACGAACCGTACGATACCAGCGTCATAATCCGGTACATACTCTACATTTACCTTACGCTTTTCACCGCCTGCTTTCATCTCAAAAGAGTCTGATGGTATGATATTACCTATGGGCCGCAGTAGGTTGGCATTGTTTTGTACGGACTTTTTGACCAGGGATACGTTACCCTCAAAAGTAGCGTCTATCGCAGGTACCTGGACTTCGTCTGTCAGTTTATCCAGGAACTTTATATAAGCACCTTCACGTTCCTCATAAGGAGGGCGGGGCGTTCTGTACTCAGGACTCTGAGTGTAGTTTACGGCGTAGTCTTCGAGCTCTACCTTTTGCTCCAGCACTTCCCCAGGCTTTGCTATGTAGACCTTCAAACTCTCGTGAGGGTAGGGTAGAGGACTCAGGCTCACATCACTGACCGGTGTAGTGTTATTATCTACGACCGTTTTGTAGACACTGCCTACAGTGAGTATGTCAGGTTTAGAACGCTTCACTCCAGTTTGAAACTGGATGCTCATCCCGGTATCAAAAGGTATGAGAGATCTAGTAGCTACCGTGGGTGCTGGTAACTGCATCCCAGTCGCACCCCATACGGTATTGGTATTGTCGTAGAAAATAATACCAGCAGGTTCTAGGCTTTTTACAGTCTCATAGGTAGCACTGTCCAGTTTCACTTTTCTTACGGTAGTGACACCAGTCTGCTGATCCGGGTCTGTAGGAGCTTTCTTTACGAACTTCTCCTGTAGGTACAGATCAGTACCCTGCATACCAGTCACGGTATAGAACGTGATGTCCGTGTCGAGGCGTACTATATCACCGTACTTTATGTCCTGCGGTCCTATGTATCCCTGGACTACATCACTATTGTTTACGAAAGTCCCGTACCCTTTGAGGTCATTCCCTATGAGAGAGGCCTGTACGATGTACTCGGCATTGATGCCGATCTCGCCAGTCTTCAACACCGGGTCATCATAAGGGGGGTTGACCAGCACCGTACGGGTCTCTTTAGCATTCTTCGCGTTGATACGGGATCCACGCACGACAGTGTCGTCCATGGGCAACGATTTTAGCTTAAAAACTTCAGAACCCATTTACACACTTCCTTAGCTAATTTTCGAGAAAACTGCCGGTATGCTGGATGTAGCCACAGGTCCCGCAGGAGCTACCGGAGCGATGGCCCCAGTAGCTGTCAATGTTATCTTCGCTGAGTTCTTTATATGACTCACGAATCCGCTCGCTAAACTATTCACTATATCTCTAATGTTTCTACCTCTCATGAACTTTGACATCTCTTGTCCATACAGTATGTTGGCCATGATCTTATCTGACGCTTTAGAGAAAGAACCCGTACCAACTCCTACAGCCAGGCCTGCTGTAGTACCTGATAACATAAGGCTAGCCATAGATATTGCGATACCCGTAGCGGCAGCACTACATATGTCCGGCATGTTTCTACCAGTCAGTTTATTCTTCTTAGCCTGAGCATTCATCAGAGAGCTCATAACATTAGGCACCACTCCCAGGGTCACTATACTCATCAGATTACCCACAGGACCTACCGTACCAGACATAGAGCAAGATACCAGATTAGGAGTAGTCAAAAACATATACACAGCCATACCAAGACCGTTGGCTATATCTCTATTGTTTTTACCAGTCAAACGCTTGGCGTTGAACTGAGCCAGTATATTGTTCGAGATCATACCAGAGGATAGTGGCATACTTACACTCTCACGCTAATGCTGTCGAGGTACCCGCGTGGTACGCCCCGGTAGTATAGTCTTTATGCGTTTTAGATGTTATCACTTTCCCGGGCGATCCTTTTTTGCCCTGTAGCTTCAGCACGCCCCCAGCGACCACTACATTAGCCGCTTTTTTTGTTTTCATGTCTATATTCAAAGAGGCCTTGAACCCCATGGCTCCCGTTTTGGTCTGTAGCGCTATCTGACCCGATTTAGTACTCGACTTGAAATTACCTACCCCAGATATCTTAGACTCTACGCTACCTGTCTTTATCTTTATAATCCTGCTACCGAGCTTTACGGTTTCTTGTACACTACCCATGTTAATCTTGAGTGATTTTCCACCGAGCTTCTTGACCTCTTCCTTTATATCCCCCTGTAGAGCAGTCACTGTCAGCTCAGAGCTACCCTGAGTTACCGTGGTTTTACGGTTACCAAACGTCTCCTGCTTTTCTTTAGTCACTTTTTCCGTGAACGCATCCCCTACAGACACATTCCTGGTAGACATGAAGTGTGTGGTGCTATCCTGCTTTACAACCTCTTTGCGCGACCCGTTTATAGTAAAGTAGTCATTGCCGCTGATTATAGTCTCCCTGGTACCATAAACCTCATGTCGTTCCTTACCGCCTACTTTCTCCACCTTCAAATAGCTATTAGGATCCTCCACCACCTTCGTAGGATCTTTGTAGTCCATGATAGCTGGGGTAGTACCGCTGTTCCCATACATGTAGAACACAGTACTACTCGTACGGACGTCCATGCTACGACTGGCGTATGGATTACCTTCTCTGTCATTGTGAGCCCCTATCTCCCATACCACTCCGCCCGTAGCTTTCATATCCCACGATGTATCATACCGGGACTCACGACCCCACACTTCCTTCTTGCTGCCCCTGGCGAGGATAGACATCGATCGCCCACCACCCAGGCCTCCTGTAGCAGAGGGCATGTATTGATAGCAGTGACCCTCTTTATCGAACCCAAAAAACGCACCGGACTCCGGGTTAGCCCTGTCTGGCTTGAACCAGGATATAGCCACACCCAGAGTATCTATGTCTTTCTCTGCTACAGACTCGAGCAAGAACTCACCTATCTTATCGTCCAGATCATTGAACAGGATAGGACGGAGTATCTTTCCATAGGACAGTAGGTTTGGGTTGTTGCCTACCATGTTACCCATAGAGAAAATGCCTATAGGAGATCTGCCAGTCCTGTTCGCGTCTCCATTCATGTCATTCTCAGGAGGCTGAGAGTAGCCTTTATCGTCTACTTCCAGTAGGTACTCCGTGTAGTACGGGTCTATGTTCGGGTTAGGACCTCCTGGGCGCAGCACATACTCAAACATCCCGCGGGGTAGGGACTCCTTAAAAATGTTCGGGTTGTCTTCGAGGAAAGCCGTGTTTATGGAGTTCCTCTTTATGATACCGGAATTAAGCCATATACCGCTACCGAATATGCTGTTGTTACACGCTGTAGAGATGATAGAGTTGTTGTCACTGCGCAGTTGAAAAATGTTACCATGACTATCATCCAGGCGAGCTTTCTCTCCCAGGAAGAACTCCACGCCACCAGCGGACCCTAAAGCCAGCTCACCTTTGAGCAACTTTCTCACCCTAAACATAAACTCATTTTGCTCTATAGATTTTATGTTGTCCGGGAGTAGTTTTACGTTTCTATTCTCCAGGCCATGCGTATAGTTCGGGAGATACGTGAGAGGGTAAAACTCACCATCCTGCTGACCAAACAGTATCAAAGACCCTATCTCAGGCATACCGAGTATAAAACTCGAAGTGCCTGCAAACGGCTGCGCTATAGTGATGTTCTGCCTGGATCCAAAAGCTCCTCTAAAATCCACGGTCATGCACAATTTTTCAACGTCTACGTTCTTCACCTCACCCACGACAAACGTAGTACTGAGAGGCCGCTGACTCTGTGTAGGACGCTCCCCGGCAGCTATCTGTCTACCTGGCAGCAGCACACGTTTTCCACCTTTATCCCACGCCATTGTATAGCTCCTACTGCGTTATCCGCTGTATAGTAGTACCGTTCACATTACCGCGGGCCATGGTAACAGATGGCATAATAGGATTTAGAGCAAGATTTAGGTCAACTGTCGCACTGTTATCTGGTACTGGTACTATTTCTCTATCACTGTCTTGAGGTGCACGAGATCCGTCGGTATTGACCCCTTCTGTGCTGGTACTCCCTGGCACACTATTACTCTCCTCGTTGCTCTGACCTGTTTGTACCACCTCTGTGGTACCTTTTATGTTCAGGACAGTCTTGGTAGTAGCCGAGTCTACCTGTGTTTTATTCGTAGAATCGTACGATGTACCGCCATTTTTCATCAGCACTAAATTAGCCCCAAAAGGAAAAGCACCTATATGCCTATACCCATTCTTGTCCGTGTACGGCACTGTACTATCTGTTATCATCAACAGCTCATTGGAAACTATCGCATCAGCACTATCAGGATTTTTTACTGACTCATCGTACGGCTTAATAACTGCCTTTGATATAGACCAATACCCAGAGATATCAGGACCAGCATACTGACGATTCTTCCTCTTTAAATTTTGCTCTTTCTGCTCTTTGATATACGCTTCTAAATTCTTCTGATAATCCGGGCTGCTTTTGTCTAATTTAGGATTAGTCTTGGCAGCATCTGTAGACTTTATGTTTTCCTCAGTCAGGGCTTTGTTGTCCGCCACGAATAGAGCTATATCATCTTTCCGCTCTCTCATCACGCATGCATCCAGCACGTCTCCTTTTTCAGTACCAAATCCATACAGCCCTGACGTCCCGTCTTCAAAAATCCTCTCTCTTTTATACTGGAGAGATAGATCAGTGGTAGCGGATGAACCGTACGCATACGAATGTGATATCCCTGTCACATAGTAGAAAGTGTCTATGTGCGGCATATAAACAGGGTACCCCATTCTAATCTCAGGCCTCAAAGGGATACTCACACTGCCTGTATACGCCTGTCCATTTCTACGGGTCATCTCAGCTACTGCTATCATTTTAAGCTGGCTAGCATTCATCCCGAAGGATACGTTTATCTGCTCAGATCTGATACCGTATTTCTTTATGGATTCAAAATCTGCATGCAATCCTACTGCTTCCATACCCAACGACTGCCACAAAGGACCCGTTACCACCAGGTAGTTCACAATAGAGTTAGAGTCAAAATTTGCGTTTAAATTTATGATGTCCTCTGGGCCTACTGTGTAATAGGCTACGCCGCCTGTGGCTACGTCTAAATTATACAGGGGTGGTTTGAATACAAAAGAGCCGTTAGTATCTACAAAGAACTCCATGTTGGTTTTTTCGCATATAGCATTAACGATCTCCAGCTTGGACAGAATAGTAGGCTGTGCGCCGTCTCCATAGTTGTCGAACAGACCGTATGGCTGTACCCTAGCCAGCATACCAAAATCAAGATCTAATTTTGCCTGTCTACTCGTCTGAGAGCTGATATCAATACCGGTCTTGCTAAGAAAAGCCCTTACCAAATCTGTTGCTACATCCCAGGATATAGGACCTCTCATACCATACAACTCTAAAGGTATGTTTCTCATGCTCGCGGCGATCTCTTCTGGAGTACCTTGTGTCCTGGTATTAAAACCAAAGCGAGTGTTCCAATAGTCTATAACTTTCTGCGAAAACGGTCCCCAGGTCTCTTTCAATAGCTCTACGTCCTTGGGCGGTTGGTAGATATTAGAAAACTGAGGGTATACCATATCCAAACGCCTTTTTATACCACCTTCATACTTATCATCCTGCATAAAAAAGGTGTCCGTGAACATCGACAGCACTATCTCCCATGGCGACATATTCTGAAATGCGCTAGGGAACCTGTTCATGGTAGCGCCACCAAAGAAAGTCGTAATCACACTGGACTGCATAGTAATCTTTTGGTGCCTCCACCAGCACAAAAGATCCTCACAGGTGATTGAGAATGTGCTAGCTCCTGACGAGTAGTTCTCCTGTACCCCTATTATCATGCCCCAAAACACAGGGTAGTACATAGGGGCCCACTGGTTTCCATCCTCTACGTACCGTCCTTTCATGTATATCTTTATCTCCATCATAGGAGTAAAGATCGGAGTACGCGTACCATTAGGGTGTGTTATGTAGTAGTCGGTGTGCAAACCTTTATATTGTGGAGCCACGACCTCTATGGTAGCACGAGACGCTCCGGCAGGGATAATAGCACAGGACACATTTATACTTGTTATACCTCCACGTACATCAGTGATCTTAGACCCGGAGGTCTCCATAGGAGACACCACTTTGGTGCTTATGGCATCATTGATAGTAATAAAAGCGTCAGGTGCCAGTTTCAGCACATTACGCCTATAGTTAAATTCTCTTACAGAGAATATTCCTGAAAGTGTCTCTGCCATTTATAGACTGCCTTTTTATTCAGACGCGTTAGTCTTTTTACCATGTTTGTAATCGACATTCAGATAGTCGGAATACTCCGTGGTAACAAGCTCAGCTTTCGCAAGCTCATTTAATTTTCTAAAACCCTCGTTCATCATTGGCGAAGCATCTATCATGTTGTTAAAATCAATGTTTTTACCGTTTAATGACGTACTAACTGCCAGGTCTACATGTGGCGGATACTTTCCACCGTCTGTACCCTCTTTCCCCAGCACAGCACCTACAGGTACTGTTTTACCCCTACTCAAATCACCCATACTATCTGGATCCAAATGATAGTAACGGGTATAGATAGTCTGACCACTTTGATCCTTACTCTCTACCACCACAAAATTAGGACCTCCTGGAGACGGCCCTCCGACACTCACTATCGTACCCTCAGTAAAAGATCGCACCATCCCACTAGCTGTTCGATAATCCACTTTACCATCGTGAGACTCTCCATCTTTCCACCCTCGTGTAACTCTTATAGAGTTATCAGGCACCTTAGCCAGGCTCTCTCTACCTTCTAAAGTATCCCAGTAACCGGGCGCAGTTCTTTTTCCGTAGAAAGATTGCTCGTTCTGTTCTTCTTTTTCACTATACGAGTGCGCTACCACGTCAGGTATAGGCTCTAATATAAAGTACGTATTCAACTCGTCCACATCCATCAATACCGATTTACTAAAATCGGTATTTTTACCCTGCCTACCTATGATTATCTTATCGCTCTTCTCGTTACCACCACGTTTTATGTGACCATCAATAGTGTTAGGGTCACTACCAAACATAGACACAGAGAACTCGAAATTGTACTCCATTCTATACGGATTCGCAGCAGCATCAGTCAGCGTAAACGACAAGAAATTACCCAGGTACTCAGACCCGTCATAGGATATACGTATGATATCCATGACATTAATGACTCTACTGGTACCGTCATTGAAATACGTAGGGTTTTGCTTACCATCCATGTAGTAGTTAGCGTTGTTCTTGAACAAGGCCACCACAGACAGCAAATTCAAAAAAGCTACGCTGTTTCTCCTGTAGAAGTTAGATATCCCTCCGCTCTGATCCCCGAATACAAAATAGAAACCAGCAGACAGCCCAGAAGCAGAAATAGTGGCCTGCTGATTACCCCATAAAGTGTTTATCCATCCAAAACGAGTGTTGGCGCTGTTGACCACTTGATTCTGACTTATGTTAAGATCCCTGGGGTTTATCATCATCACCAGGGATACCACATCTTCATGCAGCACTGTATCGTATATAGATATACTAAAGGGCTTGTAGTCCTTAGGCACATTGGCCGCGGACACCCAATTAGAGAAGGCAGTCAATCCCGCTTTATTTCTAAAGTGAAGATCTCCACCCTCTCTGCCCATCAAAACAGACAGAGTGTCAACAGTGCTACCGCTGTCTATCTTGGCCATGTCTTATCACCCAGGATGTATTTGGTACGCTCTGACTTAAACAAAGCGTTATACGTCATTCTAAAAGGATTTGCTGAGTCTTCTATAATATCAAAAGTTTCGAAATATCCTACGAACGACACGTAGTCAAAAGTTAAACGTATGTACAATCTCTCTCGAACCAGCCCAGCTCTAGGGTGGTCCCCTTTAAAATCAGGGTACTTCGTCAAAAACGCCAAGTTTTTATCACGAGCATCATAGTCACTCAGGGGTACAGGTACTCCAGGAGCTACACTACTCGATTCCACTTCAGTGCCCTGAATATCACTTGAGAAAGCCACATCGTTCTGGGGTAGGTAGGTATTACTATCCTGATAGATACACCCATTCATTCTATAAAACTTTACCAGATTCTTTAGCATCTGATAGGACGCCGTATCTCTTCTACCAGCCACGGTCAGCCCGCTGTAATCGGGCCCATAGGACATAAAAGAAAAAGTGCTACCAGAGAAGCTCACAGAATCCATTTCATCTCCCCAGTGCTCTTCTACCCACCGGGTCATAGTATTGTATTTGTTTATTATCTTAGCAGAGCTTACTGTTAGATTATCTGGATTCGGTGCCATCTTCAGGGCCTGTATGACAGTACCATCCGGTAGCTGTATACCACATGGCTGCATATTAGCATCCAGCATCTCTATGTAAAAAGGATTCTCTTCCGGCAGCCTACGTATTGGTGGTCTCAGTTCCAAAAACCTACCCATGTCCGCCGCATTATCCAACACTTTATCAATCACATCCTGATCACCTCTTGGTACTTTTACCCCAGGGGATATAGAGGAAGGACGATCCTGCATATCGACCACAGTCATTTGAGAGGCAGGAGCCGCAGGGGTCGAAGCTATGGGAGCTACAGGAGTCGGCACAGGAGCAGGCGTAGCCGCTACAGCGGACACTGTAGACGTGGATGCCTGATAAGGTATGTAGACAGGGGACGCTGGGATAACAGACAAAGCTACAAAAGTAGTACTAGCAGGAGCAGGCTCAACTCGGCCTGTTAGTTGAGCATCACTGAGTGGTGTCGGCTGAAAGTAACTAGCAGCTTGAGCTGTAGCCGTCTCTTCAGCACTTACGTTACCTATCGTAGCCATCACGACCTCTTCTGTCGATCATTATACTCACGAGCAACCAACTGCTGTAGTGCCGGTCCTGCCTCTTTCAAGAAGCTCTCCGTATTTACCACACCGTTTATGTTACCTATACTGAGACTCAAAGACACTACAGTACCCGCCTGACCACCACCTCCAGACAGCAATCTATTAGCGAACTGACCCATACCGGCAGTTATCATCTTAGCGCCATCACTCTTATTAGCTAGTATGTCACCCTCTGTACCATACAACAATCCACTTTTAGTAATTTGAGCATCTTTTGCTGTAGGAATGTTACTACTCGGGGTGTACGTAGGCTGAGACGACCCCGTAGGGTTGTTGATTGCGTATGCTATACGCTTAAGCGCGTCCTCCGTTTCCGACAACTCCTCCTTGGCACTCAAAAGGTCGGACCCTGATAAAGATCCCTCGGATATGCTAGTTTCCAGCTCACTTTTTCTATTACTCAACTTAGTCTGCTCGGAAAACATGCCCTGTGCTGCCTCTCCACCTGCGAGAACAGCTTCAATAGCTAAGTCGGTTCTCTCTTTAGATAAACCATCCTTTATGCTATTCAACGAGCTTATTTGACCTTTTATTTGCTCCATTTGACTCTTCATTACAGGACTTGGATTTTTCTCATACTTGGTTTCTAAATCAAAGAGCTTTTTCTGCAACAGAACAGTCTTGATAGTAGCATCAGCAATCTGATCAAAAGATCCGCCCTTCGCTTTAAAATCATCATCCTGCACATACGAATCTTTTTTACCTGTCATCCACTTCTGAAGAAGCCCTAAAATTCCGCCCACTTTTTGAGCCGTAACCATAGCTGCCGAATTTGCCATATCCTGAAGCTTACCGCCACCGGCCATGGCAGCCATGTATTTCATGTTCTCTTTGCCTATACCAAGAAAGTCCTCAAAAGATGTGGTGTTCTTAACAATCTCATCGAGACGGTTTGCCTGGTCTTGGGCTCCACTTTTCATACTAACACCGGTCTTCATAAACAATTCAGAGACATCTTTTCTGTTTTGCTCATTATTCAGATCAAGACCAGAAATAGCTTTGTCCAGAAGATATGCATTGCTCTTAAACTGGCCTATGAAGTCCTCAACGCTCATACCTAATTTATTGCCAGACTTAACAAAATCAGTGAGATTTGACCTTAACGCATCCTCGTCTATGACCTCTCCTTTAGCCACACTATCCATGACTCCGCTCATAATACCCTTCAACGCTTCCCTGCTATCCTCCGGAATCTTCTCAAACTTATCGCCAATAAACTCTGCTGACTTTTTTGCATCTGCTAATACGACCCTACCCGTCTCCAAAAGCTTCGTAAGAGCTTCCGCTGGCATCTGAGCAGTCGTAGCAAGAATATTTGCTTTAGCTAACAAATTCTCGGTGTCAAAAATATCTGACACTCCTGCACTCTTTAGGTTGGATATCAAATAGTCTACGGTCTTATCCGTCATATAATTCAAACCTGTAGCCAAAGCCTGTGTGTCTCCTTTAGCATACGCCTTCAGGTTTATACGAACTCTCCTTTTAGCAGCTTTCTCCTCCTCCAAAGCGCTCGCCTCTTTAAGCTTCTTTTCCTTAGTGTCTGCATCTACTGCTATCCTGGCAGACTCTTTTGCCGCTGCTATACGCTCTGTGAGTACATCCTCTTCTTTTGCTATCTGCTCAGCTCTATCATTCATATCAGATCGTACTTTTTTATCACCTACCATCTGTATAAAGCCCATCTTCTTCTGTGTATCCATACCGCTAAATACACTCATCAAATCCTGTGCCTCTTTAGCAGCGTCCTTAAACGGCATGGCACCTTTGTCAGCGAATGTACGCAGCATGGCTGACGTACTGTTGAGATAGTTGCCGTAATACCCCAGAGCACTCGTAGCAGCAGAAACTGCCTCATAGAATTTCTGAGACTTTATACCAGCGATAGAAGCGTCATAAGCCATAGCTTCCATAGAGTCACTAACATCATTCAAAGAGGCTCTGAGATCTATCATCTGGTCAGAGATCATGCCACCCATCTCACTCAAATCTACACCAAAATCCTTACTAAGTTTAGTGGCCTCAAGAATGACCTCATTATAGCCCCCGCCTATTCTTTTACCCACACCCTGCAAAGATAGACCACCTGCTGACATAGCCTCAAACAACCCCATGATGTCTTCACTCTTTAAACCGTACTTGAGATTCCTATTCATGTCAAACACGGCATCTGAAAAATTCTTCATGCTGCCCGATACGTCTTTTAACGCTACCGTAGGACCGTACATCTTAACAAAAGATTTGTTGTACTGTTTAACAAACTTGTTCAGGTCATTTACCGCGCTGGCTATCATCTGTACTGCGGACAAGATCAACCCTATCCACCCTATCTTACCTAACATACCCATTGCAGAGCCCAACCCCTGAAACATGCCTGCGGCACCTTTAGCCAAGCCAGCCGTCTCACCCAGGGTAGAGTTTAATGTCTTGAGCTTACCGAGAGAGTCCTGAATACCCTTGGCAGCCTCCAACCTACCTTTGAAACCTTTAGCTGAGGCAAAAGACTGAACACTACCAGCTAGGTCTTTACCTACAGCAAACTTCTCTTTCTTACCAAATTCAAGAGCCTCACCTTTTTGTCTCGTAGCCTCTTCTTTAGAAATAAACTTCCCACTGATTCTTGGCTTACCTCTGCTATCTACCTTGAATCTAGGAGCGTTTTCTTTGACATACTCTCGATACCTCTCTTGGGCATCCTCTCGAGGAGTAGCTTTACCACGTAGACCGGCTCTTGTCTCTGCTACATTCGACTCTCCTCTTATCTCCTTCTTTCTGTTCTTAGCTTGAGCTTCTGTTATCTTACCAGCTTTCTGAAGGGCATCTACGCACTCCTCCTGTAGCTTAAGCCTATGCTCCAAAGCATCGTTATACTCCTCGGCATTCTTTATAAAATAAACGTCAGTAGCCTCATACTTTTGCTGAACATCTGATAATATCCTGTTACCCTTAATTTCCTTCTTGAGCTGATCTTTTTGGAAAATAATGAACTTCTTAAATGCTGCATTTCTTCTATTATGCGCTTCCTCTAACTTAACTATCTTTTGCTCAGAAGACCTTATATTACTCTTGGCTACAGCTATCTTTTTATCTGTAGCTCCAACCCTCTGCATTACCCTTAATGTGGTCTTCTGTAATATGAGATCATCTTTTTGAACTTTTATTTTACTCTCTAAATCAGTAAGTACCTTACTGGTTCTATGTTGCTCATCCTCTACAGATTTCCTTATTTTATCTCTCGTCTTTTCTGTCTTACGATTTATACTGTCAATAGTTTTCAAAATAGCAGCACTCTTGGCGTGTGCTCTATTACCACGCAGAATAGCATCAGTAGTGTTATCAGTAGCCTTAAGAATCATACCCTGTAAAGTTAACAGGGCCTTCTTGGCTTCTAATTCTTTGTTAGGATCTTGCACAGCAGCCATAAACTTACTCCTCAGAGCGTATAATCGTAGAGCTTATCTTCCTGATATACCGTTCTTTTTCTCCTTGCTCATCCGGAACCACCATAGGTGTGCTCACAGACACCGAAGACTTCCTCTGAGCCATTATCTTATTGAGTTCTGATGTGGATATAGGTCTTGAACCTTCTACCTTACTGAGATCCATATCCTGGACCTTGGCCCTGAACTCTTGCTGTCGAGCCTCTGCCTGATTTTTAGCCCTCTCAGCCAAATCTCTCTGCTGCTTTATCCATGCTTCTATGAATAGATCATGCTTGTCCTTCTTGCCTGACATCTGACGGTATAACTCTCGTACCAAATCCTCACGACTCTTTATAGGTGCCGTCCACACCGCTTCCTTCTTCTGCTCTTCCACTCTCTTTCTATCATACCCGTATTTAGCGATATCCTCCCTAAGTTCCTCTAACTCTTTTTTGTGAAAATCGTAGTTCCTTGATAGGACCTTAGTGCCTTTAGGATTCATTGAGGAGGCTACTAACAACGCAAAATTAAAATCCCTACCATACGCCTCCTCATCATCTAATCTCTTGTTTATTATCGTCCAGTTCTCCTGAGCCGAATTCATACCCACACTATCCAACCCAGGTATACCAAGAAAACCGCTGCGATTATTCACATCAAATACTCTCCAAAGATATCGAGATCGATCTGTGTAGCAAAATCCCTCCAGAAACTTTATTGCTGCCAAATATTCTTCATTTAGCTTTTTTATAGCATCCCGCACTCTAACTATGAACGGTACTGGCATGCTCCTAAAGATACAGACCAAATCATGTATGCTCCGGAACCTATCCTCAAGAAAATTTCTACTATTAATAAAAACCGTGCAAAAAGCCAGGTGATACAAAACCTCAGAGCTAAGATTATCTGTACTACGATATAAACCTAAATTTAAATACTCTTTATCTGTTATGTTTTTAAACAAAAAGTGGTTGTCTCCATAGGAAACCCCCACTGTTACGAACCCGTACAGCAATATCTTCTCTATGCTGTCATATGCCTGTTGAACATTGAGGCCCATTAAACTTTCTCTGCGTCATCTACTGGTTTAGGAATTTCTACAAAATTAATAGGTGCTTCTTCTGTAGCTTGCGCACTATCCTCAGACTTAGGCTCTTCTGAATCGCTCTTCTCCTCTGTCTTGCTTTTTCTCTCTGCGTCTCTCTGCTCCGGTGTCTTAAACCAGTCATACTTCAACTCTTTGTCTAGCATACCTTCATACTCTTCTTTGATATCTATATAAGCATCAAACAGCTGCTCAACTATCTTAACAGGTAGCTTGGATAGGACCCCTTTAACGTAGAGAGATCCCTGAATTTTTTCTATCTTACTACCGTTTTTAATCTCAACCACCTCAGGAACTACCTCTCCATCTATACTCCGGATAGCATGAGATAGCGTATACCTACGGGTCTCGTTGTAGTACGCCAGAGGATCTGCATCTCCTTGTGGGAAAGACTCTGACTTTAACTCCTGGTCAAAAGAGAGTATGCTTAACTCGAACTTGATACCCGAAATTTCCACGACCTTGCTGAAACTGAACTTTTTCTGGATAGCCTGAAAAACATCAGTCAGACCCATGAGGGACTCCTAACGAATATGGTTTGAGATATAAAAAAAATACCGAGAAAACAATACTATCGCGGGGAGATACAAAGGGGATTTGAAGAGGCTATATAGTATAACCATCTTATTTTATGTCATGTATAGAAATATAGAATATAATATGTTATTTATATCTGAAAATCCCGGGGATATCCCCCGTCAAACTCTACCTACTACTGTAACGTAAGACCAGCGCCCGCCGGTGTCTCTCCCTGACGTCCTTGTACGTTAGGATTGAAACCAGAGTTCACCATCTTAGACCGAGCGCCAACATTGAACAGCTTATCATTACTGAACCCAAGGGTGTCTGAGTAAGATGTCTGAGTGTCACCAATGATATCTGTAACATTCACTGTCACCGACTCCTGTACCAGAGCAGCATCAGCAGCGTATGACACGCTATAGTCAGATATCCAGCATCCCTGGAAATAGGTCAGGATAGCCTGAGCTCCTGCCAGAGTACTGAGATTACCACTGACTTCATTCGCCTGTGCAGTAACATCATCCAGATTGCTCAGAATAAGCTCCTGCACAATATCAAAAGGCCACTTGTGATGACGAAGAGATCTCACCAACCCATCAACGCCACCCTTGTACCCAAACACCTGGTAAATCATGGACAGATACTGTGCCGTACGCGTAACTGCCAGCGTCATAGGCTCAGTAACGCCAGGTACCAGCTCAGCGACATGGTCACCAAAACCAATGCCACGCACAGGCTCGATAGTCCGTGTCTCACTGGGGTCAAAAGTAGCGACAACACCAATCTGAAAAAGTTGGCTACCACCATCAGCAGGCGTAGCATAAATTCTGTTCTTAGAACTTATTACAGACGCCGTCTCTGGAGTGATACCCATACGATGTACGTATGTATCTCTATCTCTTCCTGCCATAAATCAACTCCTTCTGATTACAGAATTCTTATGCAAAAAGCTGGCTCAATTTATCCTGCTCAGCAGCGTCCAATGTGATCTCATCCATAGCATCACCGAGCTCAAAACTGTCTTCGAGAGTAGCGTCTTTCTCTTCTGTAACAGGAGCTACTGTTGCGTCCTTAGCCTTCTTCATATCTTTAACAGCTTCTGCGGTCTCTTCTGCTTTCTTCTTAGCAGCAGCCTCTTCCTTTTCCTTCTTAGCCTTAGCTGCTGCAGACTCTGCTGCCGCGGCTGCTTCTTTGCTCTCTTCTTCTTTCTTAGCCTTATCATCACAAGCCACGGGCTCTTCCGAAGCTTCCTTGTTCACCTTACCATGAGACTTCTCGACGATACCAGAATCAAGTGACTTGCTCTGATCCGGTGTCTGTTCTTTCTTCAGCGTAGGAGCTTTTTCACCGTCATGTGAGCCATCAGGAACCTGACCCTTGTCCAGGTGACGCTTAGTGTCACAGCAGATCGACTTGTCCATACCTACCACGTCACGGACCAGATTGTTCTGTACAGCCTCAGATGCTTCCTTGCTCCAAAACATACCAGTGTTCTCTTCTGATGCCATTTTGACAGGAGCTACCGCAGGAGCAGGGGCTGGGATATGCGCAGGACTCGTTACACCCATAAGCTCACTAATAGGAGTTAGCTTGAACTCAGGATATTTACGAACAAGAGCAAGAGCATCCTCAATAGTAGCATTTGGATTACTCTTGATCGTTTTCAAAGCTATCTGAGGATCAGCCAAAGGTGTCGTACCTGTGCTAGGTGTAGTCCTCATACTTTGACTCATACCAGGTAGATTCTGACCACGCTGATATGCAGCATCTATCTCCGCAGCAGCCTCGGCTGTGAAATCCGGACTCAGGATAGTCGCGAACTTCTCATCCTCGACCTTGGTCAATACCTCTGCCATCGCCTTCAGGTCTCTGTGGTACGGCGTAGTACTCGCAAACACCTTCGACAGACCCTCCAACCTCTTTGCTAATGCTATGCGATCCATAATGCGATCTCCTTAAAAAGTAGTGGTTTAGTTCCGGTTTGTTACAGACTCTGTCTCAGGTTAAGGGTAACCATAATCCAGTTCAAAGGGAACACTGGGCTATAGTATGCTTCCACATCCACCGTGCTCGGATCACTCGTATTCTGAGACACACGGATACCCGTAAAGTCCACAATGATCTCATTCTGCTTCAACTGCTTGAAGTACGAACCTACGGTATCCCTGATCTGTGTCTGCATCTTCGGCAGATTCTTTACACCGATATACTGCTGGAGAGCAGTCCGGATCCCCTGCTGGATCGAATGCTTCACCTCAACAATACGAGGGTCACGAGTGAGAGACGTGGACATATCTGTGGTCAGATACATAAGAATCCTGATGACTGGAGTCTGCTCCTCAAGAACCGTACAACCAGAATTCGCCACCAACGAAGCCGTAACATTGTCCAATCTCCGGTACAAACGCTTGAAACCAGAAACCGTAGCGTTCGTAAGAGGTGTAGCAATGTCATTCACCGGCGATATATCACGACCAGCTACCGCAGCTGCAATCAAAGAACCATCTACGATATACTCAACCTCATTACCGTACGCATCCACGATGCCTATAACAGCACCGTCAGGATACACAGCAGTAATCTTCTCAGAAGACAGATTTTTGCACTGCTGGATAACCGCATCAGACGTGGTACCCACTGGGAAGCCTACTGCACTGGTACGCTCGTTCCTGTAACGGATACTCGACTGAATCGCATTCGAAGTCTTCAGGTAACTCAGTACCTGAGGGTCTGTCGAGAGCGGCTGTATCATTGAAGGACGAAGACCGTTCGGCATAGGCTCGTTGAACGCATCGATACCATCAATGTAATCCTGTACACTCGCATCCGTACCACCAGACACTCTCTGGATCTGCTTCATGGCCACTGCCCTGGCTCCGTTGATGAACGCCAGGTTGGCGGCGATAGTGAGCTTGTTGTTGATATCGATCGGACCAAAGTACTTGACCACATCACGCATGCTCGTGAGGAACCGAGTCGTGTAGTCTGTCTTAGCCTTATCGAACGTGACATAGTACATGTCACCTATATTGGGCTCATTACCACTCTTGTTGTACGTAGCGATAGTCGCCGTGTTACCTGGATCACTACCCACTGTCGTAGAGATCGTCAGGTTAATACCCGGGATGACTCGAACGATGTTTGTGTCTGCAGTGATGTAAGCTCTATTTGTGATACCAGACACAGTAGGATCACCGATATCGAACTCAACATAAGTGCCGTTGCTAGGTACAGGGCTAGAAGCAAAAGCCACTCTGAAACCAGTGGTAGGATCAACGTAGGTCTGACCGATCGTACCCTTGTTCTGGTTGTAGGTCATCACCGAACCCGTACGACCATTATGTACCCAAGGAGTAAGTGTCGTACCCACCATAGAGCTAACCGTGAACCCACCAAGAGCACCAAATGTGCAACGTACACGCTCTGTAGAAGCAATCAGAGGATTAACCTCTGCGTTGGGAGTACCGGAACCAGCGTAAGCAAAAGTAGCAGTGCCTCCAGATTGCACCACTCCAAGGGCGTTACCATGGAGCAGAGATGCCAGTGTGTACTTTCCTACACCAGAGATACCAGGCACACGCACAGTCAAAAGCCAACTATCATCTACGATATCACACTCGTAGTACGTGATATACACATGCTCTGTATTAGCCGGGGCCAATGCCAGCGTGATCTGATTACCGTCTATCGAAAGGACCTGCTTAGCACTAGCAGCATAAGCAGCGGCCCACGTAGCTCCAAAATAGGCAGTAATAAGAGATGTATCTTCTGTCGCATCTCCATTACCGCTACCATCCACCGGCATGGTCGGTAACGTAAACACTTTGTTAGTACCGTCATTGAACGGCAAGTTACCCTCGACAGGGTCCAAAGAACCAACCACCGCCGGTGCAGCTACTCTACCGTAGACCCTGGTATCCGTCACCGATGCCACAATGTTGTCCACGATCGGCGTGGTCGCCAGTGTATACACACCGTTGGTGACCTGGTAAGAGTTGCCCCAGTGCAGTCTGTTATCACCAGAGAGTACGCAGTCGTTACCGACCGAGAAATCAGAAGTGTCCTGGCTGAGACCGACCTTGACCACACGATTCACCGTCGGTGCAGGAAGAATGTCATACGTGTCCTGCCACAGGTTCGCGAAGTAGGTGAACGTAACAACATCACCACTCGTAGGAGCGACAGCCAAAGTCACACGACCATTCGCACCATCCAGAGCAGATATCGTAACAATAGCACCATTAACCTTCGCCTCAATGACTTTCACCGTACGCTCAAACTCATCTCCCGGATTCGAAAGAGGAGTCGGGTTGTAAAGGATCGTCACGGTAGCGTTGATGTCTGCATCAGTAGCAGAGCTACCACTGTTGTCACCCTTCACGATACGTGCGCTATGGACCTTGAATATGCGGTTTGAACTGTCAGCCTGGTTGGAGTCAATCTCGTTCTCGATGTACGTGTCACGACGCTTGAAATAGTAGTTGCAACGGACATCATCAGTGTCCTTAGGAACCACGACCAGAGTGACCTGACCCGTGAGCCCGTTCACCGCATTGACCGCCACGTTCTCTCCATTGACCGTGACGATGACGCTCGAGGGCAGGGTCGCCACTCTACCTGTGCCGTCGCCAAGGACGATGGGGAAATTTTCTACGCGGAAATCTTTTACAGCACCCTGTGCGCCACCTATCCATCCCGGAGTATATCCGGAAGGAGTATATCCGGAAGGAGTAGCAACAGATGTCCCAGTAACCTGCTCGTCGAGAATGATGTTGTCAGCGATCGCAGAAGAGCCACGAACCATCTCAAAGTCACCCACGCGGACCTCTTCAGCAGATACGCCCACAAAAGCTGGGAAACGTATATCACCCGCAGTAGAAGCACCGGCAGCCTCATTGATAGTCTTAACCAGTACACCAGGGAAAACAAAACTTTCCAGAGGTCCTATAGCCATTTTTTCGCTCCTTTTATCGTAGTTACTCTATTTTTTAGATTTATATTATTTTATAGTTTGTTACGTATGTGCTATAGGCGTGTTATTTATATTTAGATATTAATAGGTTATAGGCCTACTATTACTCTGTGATGGCCCCTGGACCATCAAATTGATCTAGTCCTTTGCTTTTTCGATCGGCTCTGTGCTCTTGCAGGACTTTCGAAAAACCTTTCCTGACATCACGCTCTTTAGGGTCCCCCAAATGCATGAGGGGAGAATACTTACCATCCGCATCCTTCGGTATATTAACTGGAGTAGGCTGCTGGCCTTTCCAACGAGCTTGCTGCTGAGCTTCATACTTCTTCCTCCATCTCTCGTCATATCCCGCCCACTTACGCTCCGACTCCGCCCCCACTACCTTATCAATCTCTTTCGGACTGTAGATAGTGTCTGTGCGAGAGTTCAGAGTCGTGTGTATCCCAAAAGTCTCTACCGCATTCCGCACAGCTTTACCAGCACACAGGCTGCAGGTTATATCCGTATCCTTCTCATCGAACGATACGAGATCCTCAAAAACAAAACCACACTGATCACACTGGTACGTGTACATCGGCATAGAAAGACTCCTTTTTATTTAGTATGTAGATCTAACGTGCAGAATATATTAGAAGATTATTTGACCTATACACTCACATGTACCTGGCATACCCAGTCTTCGGGTACACCACCTCAAAAGGCACCGCCCCCGGCTGTAACCGGAGCTCGAGCACCTTATCCTGGTTCGTCACTATGTAATCCTTCAAATTCATGTACTGATAAAGCTTCGTGTCAAAATCCATGATTTCAGTATTGAACGGTACAAACTTCTTCCACTCAGTCATCATCTGTAGACTGATGCTGTTCTTGTAGTACAAATCCCCAGTATTGTTGTCAAAAGCCTCCTCAGATTCCCCCGTAGGATCCATCTCCTCTATAGTCAGCCCCTCTTCCATCAACTTCAACCTACGATTCGACCATATCTCATTGATGATGTGGTCAGTCAAATCCGGCAACTGTATAGGATCCTTCGCAAATACCTCTATATCAAAACTCATCCGGTAATGCCCACTGTACACCATCGCTGCAGGCTCTCTCTGAGGGTACACTATCAGTATCATCTTTGTACCCTCATCCAACTGATTACTAAAAGCCAGGATCACCCCAGGCAGAACTGTGTTGTTGTAGTGAAAATCCTCTGGGATATCATACGGCCCCATAGTAGTACCAGGAGTCCACCTGTAATTCGCGAACAATGTAGTATCAACAGGGAGTGGTCTGAGGAATGTAATCACCCCAGCCGCGGTAATCGTGTAGTCGTCGTCTATAGTAGGAGTGACTGTAGTAGATTTCTGAAGATAAATCTTGTTACTGGTCTTGTACTTCATGGTGTAGAGTACATCAAAATCACCGTAGAGTCCTCCATGAGCCAGAGATACTGTAGTCTCCAGACCCGTGGTACTCGTGATGACTTCTTCATCCCTCACCTGGTACAGTGGGTCTATCACGAACCTGCGACCTGATATGACCTCTATGTAGTACCTACCCGGCGGCGTGAGATTGTTGTAGTAATAGTCTATAGTAAGCGTGTCACCTACTACAGGGGCTGTAGGGAGTATGATCATCCCTTTGTTGCCATTGACATACTCCGGGAATACCGGGAGCCCATTCTTCTTCACCGACACCTGCCTGAAATTATCCGCAGGCACCGTGTTGTTGTGTCCCGAGATCACCGGCTTGATAGCAGTATAAAAAACCCTGTTCTGACCATACGTGCTCGTACCTTGGATTTGGCTGGATAAATCCTCTCCTACCATGTACTCAGTCATATGGGCAGTATCTTCCCACACCCACTCCAGGCACCCAGTCGGCTTATCCCCAGCCTTGGCGAGAGCCAGGTGGCTCTTGAGAGTTCCCGCGGAGTCGTCTGCGGAGAGCTTTATCCTTGAGGCAGAGGCATTGCGGAGTATGACCGCCATGGAGGGGCGTTCCGTATAAGCCATCTTGTGTAGGACTTGCACCTTATCACGGTACACCTGGTTATTTTGTACGACATACCTGAGTTCTTCAAGTAGTCTGCGCTTCACTACGGTGAGCAACGAGTTCTGAGACATTAGTTCACTCTTTGTGGTATGGTACCTGATATAGCGGATAGATTAATAGATTATGGGAGGTGGGCAACAAAAAGGGCCTGTATCTCTACAGGCCCTACCATACGACGACCTCAGTCTCTGTGTGCTGTCTACGAGTTCATAGCCGCTATCAGGAGTCCCTGTGCAACCGAATTCAAAACATCGGACGCTAGCCGTATACTTTTTACAGAAATGGGAAAAGTAGACTCATACTCCTCTTTAAAAACTTTTGAGAAGAACTCCAGGAAATTCTTTGGTTTTGTGGTGCCACCAGACAATATCCATGGCAAAGATTCCGGCAGCTCTATTTTACTAGTATTCTTTTTAAACTCTTTGGAAATGTTTTCAATTACGTACCGTATCAGGTTACGATAGTACATTATGATAGCTTCGCGCTCCCGAACTTGTTTAGGATCCCCCTCTGTAGGATCAAGTAGGTTCACGCCTTTCTCTTTGATAGCCATCAAACGAGTAGCCGTAGACCCTACAGCGCGTGCCGCAGACTCATCGATGAAATCACCCGAGCGTGCCAGGCTGAATGCCATACCTACCATAGTCTGATAAACTAAAGCGGTGTTTACACTTCCAGCACCTAGGCTCGTAGCTAGTGCCGTGAACCCGTCTGAGCTATTATTAGAATACACAATCGCCGCCGCTTCATTCATAGGTGTTGCTTTGTAACCCATTGATTCTATTATCTTTCTGAGCATCTCTTGATGATAAATTACGTCCATCTCTCTATCTACAGATTTAGCAGGTACCGAATAAAACACATTCTCGTTCTCTACCTTGGGGCCCGACAAAATATTCTTGAGTAGGATAACCAGCATACGCTCTGCATCATGTTCACCAGGAGATATCACGCCTTGGCGCATTGGTCTACGAATATCGCGCTTTAAAAGGTTCGCAATGGACAGACTTTGTTCTCCGACTACTATTACACTGTTACCATCCTGTACATACGATACGTTAGACATCTTAAGCATATTGAGTACAGACGCGTCTGCTCCTTCAATGTCTATAAACGCGTCCCGTATAGATTTTATTTGTGTCTGACCACTCTCGTCTTGAGTGGCTGAGACCAAAAACGCGGTGCCTAGATCAAGTCCGATCGGCATAAATTTTCTCCTCTGTTAATAACTTCACAACAGATTCATAGTTGTTTTTTTAATATCACACTCCCATATACGAGCGACTCTATAGCCTCTATTTTTCAAATAGGAGTCACAAGAATGGTCTAGCCTTATCCTGTTTTTCTGTCTATCGTCTAACTCAGTAGAATGTTTAGGGCACCCGTGCCAATAGCACCCATCTACCTGTATAACTAGATTTTTATCTGGGACATAAAAATCTACGCAATAGTACTCCATAGGGTGCTGAAACACATATGTTATTCCCATAGAATCTAAAAATTTTATCATTTCCAGCTCTGGCCACGTACCACTAGATTTTTGTTCAGATATTCTTTTAATGCAACTCAGGCTTACTGCTCGTTTAATCTTTATCGCTATTTCTTTCCCATAAGACTCTTCCAGCGTCTTTCCAATCCTACTAGCTGAAAACTCTTTTATTTTTCTTGTTTTTAGCTCGATCTCTTCCGGAGAGGGCACCCTACCAAAAGACGGGTTCTTTTCTCCATCTTGATACCCTGGGTTCTCTTTCCTCCAAACATATATTGGATTATCTACTCCTGTTTTTACTATTTTTGCTCCATAGTTGGGATTCTTTTCTCCTGCCCACCTGCCATGAGCTTTCTGCCACTCACTTATTTTGTATGCAGATTTTCTAACGCTCACAGATAGCTTACTACTATTAAACTGACTTATATCTATTTTCCATTCTCTCATATTTTTCTTTTGTAGGCTACTCATAGAACGGCCTGTACTATCACTAATCTCTTTATACGTTTTCCCTATTTTCAGTAAAGCAATAGCTTCAGACTCTTCTGACTCAGTCCATCGCTTTTTAGTCATAAACCTCCCCTATTTGGATTTCGACTTCAATTCCTTCAGCTTCCTGAGAGAGTCCGACACACTATCCCCAGACTCTATAGACCTCACATTCAACTTGATATGTGTATTCCCATCCTCTACCGTGATCGAAGGCACATACACATCCTCAGGGCGCGTCTCCTCCCGAGGCCTCTCCTGAGAAGACACTACCGTAGGTGCCCTACTGAGGATACCCTCGAGCTTTTGTAGGATCTCATCCCCGGCAGATCCTTTATCTATACGCTCTTCTAGTCTGCGTACAGAGTCCAACAGATCTGAAAAACCACGATCACCGGACTCCAACCGAGTTATCTTTTCTGTGAGCTCTCTAATGATGTCCGATTGTAGGTCTGCAGGTAACTGAGCAGTGGATTTAGAATGTATAGCAGACTCCAAACCCTGGATGCGCTCCAGGAGCACATCCAGCTTAGAAGAGGAGTCTATACCGCCAGGTTTACTCGGAGCAGGAGCGGCAGGTACCGCGGTAGGTATCACAGAGGGTAGCTCAAAAGAACCGTTTTTCTCTTCGGTCCTTTTGAGTATCGTCAGAGACCCTTTTTGGATCTCTCTCTGCAGATCCTGCGACCGGTTATACTGAGCATCCGTAAAAACTTTTTGCTGCTTGTAGTATACGTAGTCGCCAAGATCCTTAAGTTCTACTCGCTGAGGAGTATTGCCGATTACATGGAACATATGTAGATATTATTTGGTTTCTCATGACGACTGCACAGCTTAGAACATGTACTTTTTCAACGATGCTTCGTAAAGTCTATCACTAGCCTCTTTTGGCATTTTCTCAAATTTCGGTACAGCCTTCTTAGGGAAGTCTACATCATCCTTTTTCTTCTTGGGCTTCTTGGGAGCTTCAAGCTCCGGGAGATCTGACTCAGGAGAACCAGACCCAAGATCACCAGGTACCGTCTCCTCTACCACAGGAGGCTGCTCACCATCAGGACCCATCTCACCCGCGGGAGGTAGCTCACCATCCGTAGGAGGCATATCCTCTGACTTGTCCTCAGCAGGCGGCATATCCTCAGACTGACCCTCATCCGTAGGAGGCATGTCTGCAGGCTTTCCATCCACCGGAGGCATATCGGGGTTATCGGTCTCAGCAGGCGGCATGTCCTCAGGAGCACCGTCCGTAGGAGGCATATCCTCTGTAGGCGGAGCGTCCTCAGGCTTTTTACTGTCTACATCCTCATCTCCGAACCCAAGATCCAACCCCTCACCCTTATTCTTATCACGCTCATCCACCGGATCAAAAATGTCACCATGATCCATAGAAGCAGGCTCAGTCTCTGACTGAGGCTCAGACTCACCCTCAGGTGGTACTATCTTCTTGTCTTTCTCGTCCTCTTCTGGAGGAGGCGGCTCAGCCGGTGCCATACTATCTGGAGGCGTGACCATATCCAATGGTCCACCCTCAGCAGCCTCAACATAATAACGCGAGCTCTTCTCCGTGGCGACGTAGCTCATCGTACCGCTACACGCAGGGCACGCTACTTTATCGTTCACAGTGACCGTGTTCACGTTTTTCACGCTCATCTCACTAGCTGCCTTCAGCCGTCTACCGTTAATGGTAGAAAGATTAGCCGTATGGCGGCATTTACCACATACCATGTAGCTGGCATTCATTGCCTCATTCTCAAGTGTATCTGCCAGTTTCATGAGACTCTCAGCAGCTTCTTTAGGGCTGAAGGGCATGATCGAACTCCTTTTTCAGATATAGTAGGCCTAGTACTTACTGGATAAATATTGAAAGATTATTAGTGCATATCACCGGACAGATATGAAGTACACAGCCGACACCCACACGACACCTACCGCATCAGCCAGGATATCCATCCAATCGAACTTCTTCTTTTTAAGATTCAGCTTGTCCCATATCTCTTTACCGAAACCCAAGATCATAGCCAGAGCAGGAGCTACCCACCACCATCGCTGTCCATAACCTGCCAGACACACTACATTCAGGAACAGAAAAGTACCCACAGCAGACACAGCCATATGCAGTGCCTTGTCTTTCTGCTTGTTTATCAGGTAGTATAAACAGTACAAAGCTGCTGCGGTTATTGCCAGACTAATTAGATTACCTACGAGCCACACTGATCCGTCATCCATATTGAATTCCAGCATACAATTCTCCTTTTATAGGGTTGACTTCCTACAGCTAAACCCTAAAACTTGACCACCTCTTCTTCTGTCATCCAATTACGATAATAGTACTCTGGCAAGTTTTTTTCAAACTCTCTATATTTCAGCAAAAAATGGTTTATGGCAGCCCCACTCTTAACCTCAGATTCCGAATAACGAACAGCGAAATACCCCAAAGAAGAGAAAGCTATAGTTATCGCTCGTTCTTTATCTACAGAGTTTGATTTAAAATAGGCATTTGGACCGTGAAAAGCTTCCCCGTCAATAAACACCGCAAATTTCCTGCTCGTGTTATTAAGAGGTACTTTTACATCAACCTCACGCCTCTCATAAGACCCAGCAACCTTTATCGTCATCCAGCTATTTGAGTCAAAAGGCATATTTAACTTAGACAAACTATCTCGAAAACCTATCTCAAGTTTAGAAGGAGAAGGAAACCTGTTTTTGAAAAATGCTTCTAACTTGTCACTATCTTTTTTTAACTCAGCAAAAAATTTTCTCATTCTATCGCTAGTAGATAGACCTGCCCTATTACGAAAAGAGCTAACTCTTTTAGCATACCACTCACAACCAAACTTTTCCACAGCAGCTTCCCGAACGAAATCATCTTCAAGTCCTAACAGCTCTTTTATCTCTCTACGAGTTAAATCAGTACTCTCCAACAAATAGATAACTTTCTCGTATTTTGGGTCTTTTTTAAAAGGGTGAGGGTCTGACCTGCATTTGTTACACAGGCATCTGGCGGTCCTATCCATCAGATGCTTACGATAGTAATAAAAACTCTCACCACAGTGTAAGCAAGAAACCTGCATAGGAGTGGCCAATATTCTCTGTGCTTCTACTTCCTGCTCTTTAGTGCGACAAACTTCGCAGACTTGGTTATTTGAGCCTACTTTAACCAGCATCTCTAACTGGCATCTAGTGCAATAGCCTGTTTTTGTCAAGTTAGTAGGTGTTTTTTTCCTAACAGGATATTTTATTTCACACTCTGGGCACCTTTTCTGAAACCTATGACCATATTCTACTTCGTGCTCTTTTCCACATCTTATACACTTTTTAACATACAAACGATTCTGTACCTCTTCTTTATGCTTAGTATACTTTTCATTTTTTTGCTTTAAATAATAGTCCTTGTGGGCATCGTCTATATATTGAGCCCCTTCAGCATACCCCCGGACAAGAAAATGATTTGAAAGACTGTACCTATTAACAAAAAGCTTGTTACACACAGGACAAACGACGTCACAGCTTTTCGTTATTTTCAAATGATTGTATTGCTTTAATCTATCTCCCATTGTTTCAATCATGCGAATCTACCTATTCCTTGATAAACAGACATAAAAAACTCAGTTAAAATTCCAGCTCCTGTAGAAAATAATAAAACGCTCACTATGTTTTCAAATGTAACTGTCCTGCCACGTAATTCATACTGATCCGGGACCCCAGGCTTGTTAGGTATCGTCGGACTCGCATCAGATGGCTTACCCTCTCTGTACGCATTCCAGGACGCAGGCACTGTGAGTCCGCCGTTGATGGGCACCTGGTACCGTATGTCATGCTGGTCCAGCGGAGCCAACATGAAATGCTGCTGGAAAATGGCCCCTCGGGCCCCCTGAGGATTCACGTGCGCTACACTATATCTATCGTTATTCTGACGTACAACAAAATCGCGGTCGTTGAGAAGAGGGTACGGACCAGTCCACGAGTTCCAGTCGAAATTCACATGTAAACCCATGTCCATTAGCTGTACTGTTTTCTCTGTCTCGGGAGGAGCGATGATAATATCGTAAGGGCCCTCGAACCCAGATATTATGCCCGTACCATAGCAGTTGTGCGAAGTGATCCCATTAACAATATAAGTGGGGTCTCCTTCTACTTCAAGATTATATACAGGACCCTTATAGTCAATTTTTTTAACGTCCGTAACACGCGCTAAAATACGATCATGAAAAACCCAACGTCTTTTCCTACTACCATGAGTAAAGTTATCTTCAGCCCAGCTAACACAATAAGCGGGTCTTCTCCTATTACCTATAGGAGTCAATACATTGCTTATCTGTCTTCTTACTAGGGGCTGCTCACCCACCCTATGTAATAGCTCAACTAACTGTAAAGCCAAAATTTCAGATGTTTGAGTTATCTCATGATCACTCTTTAATCCGTCTCCATCATATACTCCCCTAATTAATTCCCATGTCTTGTCCTTTGGCAGATACATCAGTTCTTGTGGTATATGCTTATTGTAACAGAGATAACCGAGCCATTTTGGAAACCATTCCTGTAATGTCACACTATGAACACTGACAATAGCTGACTGCACTTTTTTACTAATAGTTAGTGATGGATTATAGCCATAACGTCTAAAAAAGGAAATTAATCTTTCTTGATAATCTTTTTCATTTTTATGAAGAGAAAAATGTATGGATCCTCCCCCACCTTTATATTTTTTGCCCCTACGACTTTTACTACTGCTACCTTCGGCTATATACATCCCAACAACCCACAAAAACTCAGAATCAACAACAAATTCAGTAGCACCCTTCCTATCAGGACCAGACCCGCCTTTCTTCAAAAATTCTTCTGGAACCTTAATAGTATCCACATCCCTAGTCTCAGAATTCCATTGAGGGGTTAACCAATCACGTTTGACTATATTTTTAGCTTGATCCCACTCTAAACGATGGGCAGGCTTCCAATGCTCTTGTTTATATCTATTAACCGCTTCGACAGCTTCTTCACGTGTACTATATGTCCCCAAAGATACTCTACCCTCATTACGAGATCCACCTATTTGTGCCCTAGCCAACCATCTTCCACTAGGTAGTTTTCGAACACACGGGGGCCGTGCATTACCATCACCACGCTCGATAAACGAGTTACATTTAGGCCCACACAGAGCTTTTCTATTATGACCGCTATAAAGCGTATGAGTACTCCTAAGTACAAGAAAAGGATGCTCTGGTGTAACTATTATAGGATTCGTATTGATAGAGGACAATATAGATAGCATATCTCCTTTATAAGGTCTACATATAGTGCCTTTAACTCTATGATAATATCCGTCTGAACTTAATACCTTATCTCCGGCATCTATGCTCTCAATAGCACGCCACCCTGTCTCAGTATTGATTAGAGTACCCGGAGCAAAGCACAAATGATGGTCATTCTTCCCCTGCCTGTACTGCTCATCCCAACACGTACACCTCTCCCCAGCCCATTTACGAATAAACACTTTCACGCGCTCCCCACCCTGCTCCAGTATCCACCGATTCCTACGTATCGCTTCAGCCCAGATATAATCTATACGCTCCATATCATACAGACTCACCGCCTCTACCTGATTCATCGGAGTCTCTATAATCTGCGAGGTCTCCGGATCTAAAGCCACCGTGGTGACCTTATAGTAAATCTTTCGGTTGATGTCTGTCTGTATCCACCCGCTGATATATGTATACGCTATCCGTACCTCTCCACCCTGGGACAGTATCGGGAGCACCGGATCATCTATCCGATTCGTAGTGTGGTTGTAGACTTTCTTGTTTATCAGAAACACCTCACCCGTCTCCCCGACCACCCGCCACGCGGGCACCGTCTGGAAAGAATCAATAGCCGTAGGCTTTATCTGTACCACCACATGCTTTGAGTGCTGCGCTATCTCACCGTTGGTACCTGGGATGATAATAGGCTTGTTGTATGTGTGTATGATCCAATCCCCAGTAGCATTCGTGCCCGCTATGAATCTCCCACCCGCTATAGGATCCTCTGCCGGTACCAACACCTCTTTAGTCTGATCCCTATAGTACAAAGCCCCCACTGGGGAAGGATTCAAGAGAGTATACGCAGCCTCCGGACTATCATACGCACGATAGATGTTCACACCGAGGACCTGCAGACCGTTATTCTCTGCGTAGATAGTAGGATTGTCCCACCGGATATCTATCACACCTATCATGTAGGGCGAGGTAGCATGCACGCTCTTCGGAGCCAGCGGTAGAGACATGGGCGTATCATCGTTCCACCGATAGGGGAGCTTGAAATCTGGACGCCCATAGTTGTCCATGAAATTATGTGGTCGTGCCATGTGTCACATCCTATGGCTGCATGCCCGTAGACCCGAGTATCCCAAACACTTTCCTACGCGTACCGAAACTACTCACAGACCCCGTAGCACCCCTAAAAACATCAGTGTACAAATACAGGTCGGATACCATCCCCGTACCCTGCGACCTAAACGACGCCCTCCACAGTCCCGTCACCCCAAAATCACCGCCGTAGGACCTATCCAAATCATCCCCGACCACCGAGACCCTGTACTGACCACCCACCACCCGCACACGAGTTTTGATATTGTAAAAAGCACCCGTATAGGACGCAGCCGACTCGTACACGACACCATCTAACGAGTACCCCAGTATCGTACGCTGACCTAACCTATCCACGGTAGCATATACAGAGTCATACGAATCGGTGATACCAATCCGATTCGAGATACCACCACACACGAAGCCCTGAGTAGCCACAGTATACCGCAGATCGATATCCACTACCGGACCCGTCTCCCCCAGCGTGAACAGACTCAACACAGCACCCGTCTCACCAGTAAATGTGATAGCCCGCTGTGTGGTCGTATACGCCCCAGTACCAGTCCACCCCGCACTCATAGTGCTGTAGAACTCATGTCCTATGCTATCACTCCGAGTCTCAGCCAGCCCAGCCAGACTCACCCCAGACACACCCCTGAAAGATGGATAGAAACCCGGTCGTACCAGCACCGCGGACCCACCAGCCCCCAGAGCATCCCCGATCGTACGATATGGATTATCAGACGTCCCAGTGACTCCTGTACCGCTATCCGGACCCACATACACAGCACCAGTCTCATACGCCGGATAAGATGAGTACACGTAGGCTATATCATCCCCAGTAGATCTACCCACCTTGATTTCACTATCACTCAGTACGATGTTTTTACTGTGATACCTACCATACCCCGTCCCGTGAGAGATACCCGTATACCCACCCGTGACCCCTACCTGACAGTCTACCAAATGAGTATCCACATAGAGATCTAAAGACCCCGCTCGTGCATACCCTCTATCGAGTGTAGCATACGGACCGGTAGCGGTACCAGCATGAGCTATGTCATACCCACGCTCTGCTACGTAATTACCCATCGCAGTCTCATGCTGATTAAACTCATACGCCCCGATGTCCCCCGTAGTACCCACCATACCTGTCACGCTACGGTTATAGGAATCATAGTCGAGACTCCTGTCAAACGGGGCTACATTACTACGGATACCTGTCACAGACCCTGTATATTTCCCACCCACATTCACTACGCCCATCTCAGCGTACACATTACCCCACCGACCAGGGTCCGCCGCATCTATGTTCGGAGACGTACCTGATACACCCTGGTAGGATAAACGGAAGTCACTCGCTGCCGGGTCCCTATACAAAGGATCCGAGGTGATACACTGCAGACCCGTATCCCCTGAGGGTACTCCACCGTCCCACCCTTTTGTAGCCCGATAAAAATTATTGTGCCTGATCTTCACAGGGGTAGTAAAAAATACGCCGATCGCTGTGTCCGCATACGTGTTGCCGGTGATGCTATTAGAATCTACACGACTGTTGGGGTCTCCTATGTTCGATAGCCGTACCGCGTCACCACTACCCGGGTCCTGATTCTCAGAATACATGACCCTGAGCACGTCCCCAGCTGCCAGAGTCTGCTGTAGCGCCATTCCATCCCAGCTCACGATTGACCCTAAAGCATTCACTGTATAATCTGTGCCATATAAAAACGAGGACCCGTTTATAGAGTTCACAGCTACATCATACTGCCCATTAAGAGCTGCACACGCGAACCCAGGCAGCGCGACTCTCTTATACTGGATATCAAAGGAGGTCAGGGTCACGTACACTATACGCAGATTCTGATCCGGAGATGCCCCGGACGCTACCCCAGAGGCCCCGTAAATAGTGTTCCCCCACATATCCACCCGTACCGAAGACACTACCTCGACAGACCTGTTCTGTATAGGGTATCCGTCAAAAACATTCGAGCTTAGACACACCTCTTGTGCTGAGTTTATCTTCACGCCACTTTTATGATTCTTGAAATAGTTTCTATGGATGCTAATGTACTGTGCGTTATTGATCTCTATGGCAGTATCTACATCCCTAAACTGACACTCACGTACTATCACCGATCCGATACTCTGGTTGTTTACTACTATGCCTTTGGAGAGCGTATTAGAATTAAAAAAGAGCCCTTCCAATAAACCCTGAGCGTTGGTGTACGTGATAGTGTCTACGAGAGGAGTAGCACCGTAGGCTGCTTTTATCGTGAGATTCTTGGTGAGTGTAGCAGGGAGGTGGGTACCTGTACCAGTCTGCAAAACGACAGTACCACCCTCATACGCGAGCGCGATACCCTGTGCGAGTGTCTGGACCGGAGAGTCGAGGTCACCCGCGAAAGAGTCGTTTCCATATCTCGAATCGACATATACTATCTGTTTCATTTAAACCGTTTCCAATGCAGGCTTTTCTTTCGCCATGAGCTCCTGTATCCACCCCTGATGTATCTGCAGATTCGACGCAAATCTCCAGTTGTATACAGCCACAGACTGACCAGCTTTATACAAATAAGGACACCACACAGCTCCACCGCCCTGTCGACCACTACGCGACCAGGCCGTCGCGTAGAGTACCCCGCCGTCACTGACCCCATCCTCCACCGGTAGTGATACCCCGTCCACGTAGTACATCATCACTCCATTACCCGTACACACGTACCCCAGAAAATGCCACTTACCGTCAGTCAGATTGATGCCTATAGTCTTGGTGATCTTCTTAGACAGTGAGTTCGAGAATTGGAGCCTGTAATCTGTGCCGTCCTTCACAATCTCGTACCTGATTGCAGCGTCCGTACCTTGTACATCTTCAGACAGGTCAGCTACCGCCAGGAGCACCAGAGGGCTCGTATCAGGTATTATTGGGCTGTTGACCCACCCCAGACACGTACACTGACTGGATTTCTTTACGCTATACTGGTACACATCTATGTACGCGAGTTTAGTTGTAGAGACATTGACGTCCATTATTGTCTCACGATCAGTAGTTGTAGACTACACGCAGATTCAAAACCCCTGTGACCCCGTGACCGTAGTTATTCTGGACGTCCTTGAGGTCGGACCCCGTTATATTTAGTGCCACCGCAGCAGCGCCCCCGTATGAGGTCACACCAAAATCTATACCGTAGCGCTGAGCAGGGCCGTCTATGGGGTCCACAGCCACGTCATACCCGCCAGCCACGCCAGTGGAAGGGCCGGTGAGGAGAGGTAGAAAATCATTACTACCAGGACCTATCATGCCGGTGATACCGAAATACTGGATTTCTATGGACATATAGCCTCACAATCTGTTTGTGAGACTTTATTAATAGAAAATTAGCGGGAGAGTTACCTGTGCCAGATGTACAGGCATTCCGCTTTATCGAGGGTTCTTACTTTGGAGGATGTATTCCAATATACAGGCGCTGCTTCCTTGAGGAGAGTTTGAGGCAACAATGTTTTAAGATACCCGGGCAGGTTAAGTATTAAGTACCCGCCAGGAGTAAGGCTCTTCTCTGCATAACTGAATATGCGTTTAATTAGTGACAGCCAGTCACTTTTGCTAAAGGGTCTACCGTATATCTCCAGATCCACATAAGGCGGGGACGTGAGGATAAAATCACACAGAAGGGGTGCTTTGGTACTATCAAACTCAGACTTCTGCACAGAAGAGTTCAGACCAAAGTGTGCTATGATACGAGTCAAACCATCGTAGGTCTTGTCCCACGGCTCGAATCCGTAGTAAAACCTACCTGCAGACGACACACCCAGCAGACGACCACCCCACCCAGCGCAAGGGTCTACAACAGACCCTCCTACAGGACAATACCGATCTGTAACAGCCTTGGCTACCGAACAAGGGAAACCGACCACACCCCCATTAAAATGCACGAGGTTGTCGTGCACAAAATCAGGCAGTATGGATTTCTTGGTTTTAAGGGTATACTCCAGAACGGTCAAGAATGTAGAAAAGCTATCGAATGTTTGCTTTGGGGATACGTTTCTGTACTTCGCCTCAGACATGTGCGGCATGAAATGCTTGTATAGAGCATTACCCACAGCCAGATAGCGCATTGTATTGTCGTTTTTCCACAACAGATCAGCTTTGAACTTTTGTAGCTTTTCCCACTCCTTTGTAAGATACACATCCGCGATGTGGTACACAGGAAACCCTCTACCGTGATAGTACTCCACAACCTGGGTCATTATGCCAGGCACATTTTCTGCTACATGCCTGTTCACGAAGCTAAGATCCAGATCATCTTTTATAGACACGTTGAACAGTTCGGGAAATATTGTTTCCCAATAATTGCCGAGATTTCTGCTTTCCACGGGTGTTTTATACAACATACAAGGTATTAGATACTCTGGCTTTATACCGAACACCTCCAAATTATGCTCATGCACTATGCTGCCAAATTGGTATCTATTTTCAAACTCAGCAGCTAATCTACCATTTATAGCCATTATTTGCTTATCAAAAAAATAGCTTCCATCATCCATAAAATAGCATGCCCACCCAAGGTCGTTAAGTTCACGCACTATTTTATCAAAATTTTTTGACCCGTCCTCGTTCAGGTATTGAACATACGACTCAAACCCAGGGCACGATATCCCTATCTGCTCTTTACCTCCAAAATGAGTTCCCTCTCCCGAAAAATGTGATGACGGTACAGTAACTATATTAGACACGCTGCCCCTCAGCACCTGATGTTTGACAAACAAATAGCTTATCTGTGCAAGCGAGTGATTAACAACTAATCTACCGTTAAAATCTAAATGGCCGTCTCCAAGCAACCATCCCAAAAGCATCTGGTGTCTATCTTCTTCAGATATCTTTTTTGTAATAGGGGGTCGTGCCGCCATAAGATCGCTGAGAGTCTCCAAATTATCAGACCATATTTTTCTATGCTTAATCAGACTGAGTCCCTCTTCTCTCAGTCTATTCATCACCACTGTTTTAGACACACCCATTTTTTCGGTCAACCCGGACAACCCTGCATGACCCTGTACCTGATCACTCAACCACTCTTTAGAAAATTCACTAGCTTTGTCACGCACTAACCTGACCTGCCTGTTTCGCTGACTCTCTATTCCTTTCGATTGCAGATATTCTTGTACGATATCATCAGATATATATACTCCATGAGTCTTTAGAATGATATCACTGATATCCTTTACTCTGTAGTCGCTGTCTATGAACTCTATCATTTTATTAGGAGGAAAAAACTCTTCCAGCCAATCCAGCTTACTTCTGGACTCACACCCAAATTTCCTGAACCAGAACTCTAACGTATAGTCTGGTACGGCAAAAGAAAACTCTTTTTCAAGCACCTCACAAATAGCACCAGTCGACATAAGGCGATCTCTCCTGAGAGAGATCGCCTTATGCTTTATTTCATCTGTCCAATCTGATTCCGAAAGTATACGCTCGGGGACTAATCGCTTAGGCTGGATTCTTCCGGAGTCTTTAAGAAGCCTTATTTGTCGCTTTATCCAACGGGGAGTCTCTTTCAAGTGAGAGGCAAGCTCATCACGAGACATAGAGCTGTAGTGCTCTACAATGAAACCCAACTTGACGGTGTCTTTTCTGTCCGCAGTAATTCCACTTTTTGGTCCGGTCATTGTGGCCTCCAGTACTACTGAATATACCACAATACCGGACTAAAGTCAACTGGGTCCTTATGACCAACCACCACCTCCACCACCAGCGAAATTTCTTCTTGACTGAGTGCCAGGTTTAGAATAAGGTCCTAATGCCGAACTGATGCCCACACCATAACGAGCTTGTTTCAGCCCTTTTATAATCTTTATCGAGCGCTTAGCGAGATCCCGGGACTTATCTGCTTCTTCGTAGAAGTTCCTTTTCATAGACTCATACTTGGACGAGCGCTCAATGCTGAGAGAGACTCCAGAGATTGAGTAGTTGAATTCATCGGCAATTTGGTTAACGGTCATAGCACCGCACGCCATGCCCGCAGCCCTCATAAGCAGCGTGGTTCTCCATCTGTCAGGCATGTTGTTTATGTCTATACCAGTGACAGGAGGCGCTGTATTAAAATCATCTATGGCCATCAATACGAACTCGTAGAGCTCTTCATCCTCCCACAGGTACCCGAATACTTGTGCCTGAGCCTGCAGAAATTTCTCACTTGACGGGGGGCGAAATCTATAATTGCGATCTGGATGAAAATCTCTTAACAATATCCTCAATCTTCTCAAAAGTAAATCACCCGTGTCGTTGCCCGTGATGCTCTTGATCACCTCTATCTTCACCAGCCCGAACTCCTGTGCTACCTGTACCAGGGGGGAGATAGCGGTCTCCCTGAAATTCCACCGGACCACCCAGTCACCGATATTTGCGTCCAGAGGTAGAGTGGCGTTCACATAGAACATCCCAGTGCCTGTGGTAGCGGGGATTCTGTCAGGGGCTCCGATGAGCACCTCGACGCCTGTGGTGTTATCGAACAGGGAGTACCGAATGTAGAACGGGTCCACGTACTGCCCGCCGCTATCACGGATGGATATCTTGAGGTCATCCTGTCCTAGGGTCTGTCCAGGATAAAAAACTACTGCCATGTTTAGAATCCTATGTTATTCGATGGAGTTAAGATAGGACAAAACAACCTTATAAGCACCTGCTACCCGACCAATCTGTAACTCAGGGATGTTACCCACCAAACTCCGTATTCTAGTCAACATTTCTTGGGCACCTGTAATGTACGATCGCAGATAGGCTCTCACAAAAATTTCCCGAATACTTTTAGATAAAGCATCTAGTTCTGTAGGATTAAGGGTCATTAAGTCATATCTACTAAAAAGCGCACTAATATCAGTGATATCTCTTGTGCTTAGTAACTTGTAAATTTCTTGCCGCTCCGAATTCAACCATTTATAAAAAGGGGTGTGCTGAGGTGCACGTACAGCCACCTGTTTTGGGGTGTCTAACATAGACAGCTTAGTTCTAGCTTTGTTTAGTATGTCTTCATATCTTTCCTGAGTTCTAGGCTGTATGTTACTAATATATCGAGTAATCATGCTTTTAACATCACTAGTGCTAAGTCCTGTAGTACTCAACAACCCACTCAGGATAGTGGGATACCTATCAGGACTACGAAGCATAACAGCAACCCCCTGGTCAGGGTTGCCGTGAAACTGCTCATACAAAGGATTTAATTCTCGATACAGATTTATTAGATCTTCTCTCTGACCCGCTACCAAAACTCGGACACAGTCCCTTAAAAAAGCATCTTTTCTTATGCCCATGAGGCCTCCAGTATAGAATCTATCATAGTTTTTTTATTAGAAGAGTATCATTGATTTTATGCTTATAAAAAAGTATATTGTAACAGAGGAGGGCACCATGCACACAAAAAGCAGTCTTAGGCAGCTTAGGGACAATATTTTTGAGAGCCGGAAAAACCAGCCCTACCAAGGTGGTAGCGTTTCAAAGACAGCGTCATATGTATATGATATTATCGCTATTTATAACGAACCGAAAGACATCTTCATACAGATGAGGAATGATGCTACTCAGGCCCTGGGTCTACCTTTAGACCCTAACTCAGACACAGACTTCGTGCTAGCATACAACCTTGTTTTCGGTGATATATCTACGGCACCGCTTCATATTAATGACGCTTTAGAGCCTGTGGCAAAATGGCGGATGGAGCAGCCTTTTGAATGTTTTGACCTTCTCACATCCAACCTATGACAACACCGTGGACGCGGCTATAAAGAGCAAGAAATATCGGGCGGCATGCTACCTGCTGTCCCGCGGCGGGAAAGGTAAATCGACATGGAATTTCGGGGAATAAAAAAGGCAGAGGCCGATCGCTATGACCGGCCTCTGCCTGTGCGGTAGACTACTCTATCCCTCAATCCTCGTCTGTTTCTTTTTCCTCGACCTCCAAAACCAAATCCACCACGAACTTGATCTCTTTTTTGTCTTCATCAATCTCGGGCATGTAATCTACCTGGTCCTCCCAGATGTAGTCGTCAAAATCCTCTTTGAGGTCACTGACGTCTGCATCCTTGTAATGCTCTTTGAGGAACGGTATGAGCTTAGGGTTGATGACCTTCTTGAGGTCCTCATCATGATCGTCTACCCAGTCCTGGAGCATGCTGTTGAGGACCCGGTAGCTATCAGGGAGTTCGCCCTCGTAGGTGATCTTGAGGTTGGTGGAGACCTCAGCACTAGCCGAGAACTCCTGCAGATCTGCCTCTGATATGGAGGCGTCGTATTCCTCCAGGTCGATAGAGTCAAAATCTACGAAAGAGACGTCTTTCAGCTTGAGATTCTTAGCTGCATTCTCTTTCATTGCTGCTACGACTGATGTCTTCATATATTAAAACCCGTGTTTAGCGTTTGTGGACTGTGTACCGACGATACCTGTGACTCCCATGTCCCAGGACACAGCCGTCAGAGACCCAGACCCTGTGACACCCATACCTGCCAGGGAGCCCATAGGACCTGTCACGCCTGATGCAGGCTTGTCTATATTGACATAGGTCTGTAGCGTGTAATTACCAAAAGCTGGGGACACTGTCCCTATGCTACCCTGATAAACATCCATGGCGATTAGCCCCTTCTTAGATGCGCTTTATTTCGTTACTGAGGATACTGGCACACAGGCTTTTCAGGGATTTCACGTTGTCCGCGTAGGACAGAGCGTCTACTTTACCCTGCCTAAGAAAATACGAGCCTTTCAAGCGTTCTATAATCTCTGTGTTTTCAAAGAAAAAATACACTTTTTTTGAGTCTCGTGTGGTACTCTTTATCGGGCATCCGCTAGTCGCAAAGAAAGCTGCCAGATAAAGGTCACAGGTCTTGTACCCGTCTTTGGTGCAGATCAGGTCACCATGCAGATTGTCTGCCATTATTATGCTCCATGTTGGATGTACTATCTACATATAAAAAAGGTTGCCGGGATTCGTACCACCCCGGCAACCCCGTTAGTCACAGACCAGCGATGTACTGATTAAAGCACGTTACCGTAGTTGTAACCAGTCGTACCATTGATGTAGTACCCGGTAGCGCCGGTACCCAGAGTACCCTGTACGCCTGTGCTGTAGTTTCCAGCCAGCACATTATTGATGAAGCGATCATCAAACAGACCGGTATTAGCAAAATCACCACGAGGCACTTCGCTCGTAGCAGTGTCGGTACCGTCTACGAGTGTCAAAGGAGCACCGTGGCTGCCGAAAATCACCGAGCTGGCTACGGTCGAGAAATACTTGAGTACGCCGTTGAGCCTGCTGTACAGCACGTCATCGGTGACCTGCAGGACCTTCACCTCGCCCCAAGTCATGTACTCGTCCTGACCCGACTTGTAGTTTCCGCTCTCTGGAGCTCCACCCAGCTGACGACGACGATCGATATCGGAGAGATAGATCTTGCCGACGTTGGTGCCGAAATATTTTACTGTCAAAGTCGCTACTGCCATAACACATCCTCCTAAAGAACAAGTGAGTTATATAGTTATACCCCGTAAAGGGCTTATACCTCTAACAAGATATTAGTAGACTATTACGTCGGATACAGCCAGCTCGGCTTCGACTGCATATCTAAATACGCACCCTGATTCGAACTCAGACCCTGCGCCTGCGGTGTCGTGTTGTTGTCACCAGCGGTATTATCTACTCGATCTCCGAGAGGGTTACCTCTGTTGGTATCCTGGAGGCCTCCGCTGACAGCTGTATTCTGCGCGAGACTCTGCATACCTGCCGTATCAAACTGTGTGGACATGATGTCTCTCCTGGTTATAGGGTTACTCACAGACACCCTATAAATATTATGAACAGAATATTAAAGGCCTGAGAGATGATGATCTCCCAGGCCTTTTGCTATTACTCCGGCTATTGTGAATACTACTTCTTGAACTTCTCTATCCACCCGTCTGCGACCTTATCCCACCTATAGGCCTGCATCTTCTGGTAGGCTTTATCCGCCCACTCAGCACGATAGGTGTCATCCTTGAGTAGGCGTATGGACTCCTCTACGAAACGAAATTTATACGTATCAGGATAGTCCGCGTCCCGAGACAGGCCCTCATACGGCAACAGTATCCCCGCAGATCCTACAGTGGTTTTCAGCCCTGCGAAGTCTGTAGAGAGTATAGGGTTTTTTGACAACCCGTTCTCAACCGCAGTACAGCAATTATGGACAGCGATAAAGTCCGATGTATACGACTGATCTTCTTCCACCTCTAAATTATACACGGGTCCAACATAAGGAACTTTATCGATACTTTTGATCTTGTAGAAAATTTTCGAATTCCTCTCAAAATAGACCCTATAAGTACCTTTCGGGCCGTAGTCTTTTTTTCCCACAAAAAGATCACTCCATAACTTCTTGCTGATACCCATAGTATAGTAATCTCTTCCGAAACGAGGAGAATTCCTGTAGCTAGGGTGAAGGCCTATGCTGGCTGCCAGTATCTTAAGGCCTACCATTCCCTTCTTTGTTGCTAGCACCATTGTAAACTCATTCTTGTTCTCATGGCCATCCCCCTCAAATACAGCGCGTACAAACTCTCTGACAAAACTCTTATCCTGCCGATACATGAAATAGGGAACCTTCTTTTGAGAAGCCTCATGACCACACAGCTCTTTAAGAAGTATACCCATAGAATTCATGTAGCACCATATCTCAACCCAATTTCCTCTATTTTTTATTTTAGGTTTAACTCCAAAAACTCTATCAGCATAGGAAGAAACAAAATTAATGTATTCTGTCTCTTTGGTGTTAAACGAAAATTTTACGCACCCTCCACTAAAACATCCCTCAGAGAAATAGAAACCAAGAAATCTCGCAAAATCGAAGTCCATCTTTATTTTAGCTGGCAATCTCTTGAAAATTTTTGACTCCCTACTTATTATATGCTCTCCTACTATTTTGTAATTCCTATTAACGCGTTTCATATCCTCCAACGGATAAAACCAGTCATCTGGGCTGCGGTCATCACAGTACGGCATGCATACGTAATCTCCCGCTAAAACATCCCCTGCTTCAACCCACTCTGGATCTATATCGTATTTTGCTATGCTTTTAGGAGAATAGTCTGGTTTTTTACCTAACTTAATAAAGCTCCTATTACTTCTCAGTTTTGAAACATTGCCGCCTCTCAAGACTAGCACTGGATGCTCTGGAGTGTACATACCCGTGCCTGCTTTATGGTTCTGAACATTAAACTTAACAAGATCCCCGGAATACGGTCTTGATAGTATCTTAGTTATGTTCCTAAACCTATTGTTATGAGTAAGTACCCTATCAACTATGTTCAAAGACACAATCCTCTTAGGTCCTTTTTCAGTGAATATTTCATTATCTGGATGACAGCAAAAAGTTTCCGCGAACCAGCTCGAAAACAAGAACACCTTGGATTCCTTCTGTAAAATAGACAACGTCTTCTTGTCTACACGACCACGATACTCTACCCCCGGTTGTTCCATCAGACTCTTTATCTTATTGAGTAACTCCATGGACTGGACATCATTGTGAGCCTTTATACTTTTTTCCCAGTTGAGCAGACCATAACACACTATCACCTTGAAATCAGGCACAGATTTCCTGATCTCTGGTAGCATCAACAGCAGCTGATACAACCCTCTATCCAAACTCGAACTATACACAGTCTGGTTTTTCTTCTCGTAGGTATCCACGTCAGCATACAGAGTGTGGTCTACGCCATTTGCCGTGAGGAACATTTTATCCTCAGGCATCCTGTGGTGGCTCTTAAGAAAATCCTTGTGCCACTCCGATAGATACGCATACCCGTGTATCCTCCATGGCATGATATCAAAATCAGGGTTAGGATTTAAAAACACATCATGGATCATCGCATAATTCTTCAGACTGTGTACATTACCCTGAAAAGGATCCAGTGTACGTGACGATATGAAATAATCCACCACATCGTATTTCACATCCTCATTCAAATTCGTGTAGTGACGATAAAACACATCACCTACCGATTTACCTGAGTCATCCTGTACCGGGTCCAACACTGCCTGACTCTTGTCCTCTACCAGTAGATCATTGTAGATCGTGGTACGATACCCTTTCTTCACAAACTCCCGTGCCAGATATGCCGCCCACGTCTCCGACCCCGCCATGCCCTCGTCTACTTTCTGCTTGTTCCAACTTTCCCAAGCAGGACCCGTATAAATCACTACGCGCTCTTTATCCCACTTACGGCGCATCTTGATGTGATTCTCCATATCCTCTTTTTTATAGGATTCTTTGTTCTCTTCCTCATAGCTACCTCTAGTCACCCCGCCAAAATGATACACAAACGAATCTATAGCCTGTCCTATCGCGTACCCATATCGAGAGATACGCTGGCAGAGATCCCAGTCCTCACACCCATTTTTGTACTGGGTATCGAATAACCCCACTTCATCGATCGCGCATCGAGCGAATATAGTAGCATACGCCGCCACCCAATCCTGCTTGATGTACTTACCTTTGTAGGTCTCATTAGATTTCTTCATGAAATCATACAGCTCTTCCACATGAGGCTGTATAGTACCTATCTTCATACCAGGTACGAGATCTACCCCAGACTTCTCTAAACGCATAGGGTACTCTGGTTTACCAGGTGCACTAAAAAGCCAGCCGCGATCACAATTACTCAGCACTCCACACGCTGCGAGCCTATCCGTATGCTCCATCTTGTCCACGAGACTCGTGAGCCAGCACTTGGATACTATCACGTCAGAGTTCAGGATAACAAAGAACTTTGTCCTGGACGCCTGTATACCTGCATTACACGCTTCCGAAAAAGACACTCTCTTACCAGGCTCACCGAGTATCGTCACCCCTTTGAGTGTTTTCAGATACTCCCACGTCTTCTCATCACTACCCGCGTCAGATATGATGACGTGATACGGATACAGCGTATTCATGAAAATAGAGCTCATGCACATCTTCAGATACTCTACATTACCGTAGTTGGCGATGATGATATCTACGATGTTACGCTCAGCCACCTTTTCCACTACCTCTGGCTCCGGGAATTTCAATCTCTCATTGATGAGATGACCCAGAGTCTCTATCCACCCTTTAGTGATATTCTCCAGTGAGTATCCATCCACAGCCTTTTTAGCCGCGGTACCTACCGATTTCCTCAGATTGGAGTCTTTCAATTGCACCAGAGCCGAATACCAATCATCCTTGGTGTCACAGATGTACCCATTCACACCAGGCTGTATAACCTCTTTGTAGGCCTGTAGGGGAGATGCGAGGACAGGCATCCCTAACGCCATCGCTGTGGTCGCTTTCACGCTACTCTTAGCAGGCTGCACGTCTACTCGCTGAGGGCATAGTATGACATCACACTCATTCATCACGTCAGGCCACGTATCTATGGACCATTTATGGGTGGCACTACTCCATTCAGTGCTCAAAACAACATCATACCCAGCAGATTCTATGGTATCTTTCAACCACTCAGAAATAAGGAAGCTATTGCCTCCCATGCCAAAATAACCAGCTTTAGGTTTAAGATACCTATCCGTATACACTCTCTCTGTAGACGGTACACGCTCTTCCACCGCATCTTTCAACACCGCGGTACGAGCTACACCATTTTTATTGGTCAGCTCCTCCAGCTTTGTAGAGCAACACGCCACCAGGTCTGCCTCTATCATACACTCATGCTCAAACGGGTACCCGAATATAGCCTCACAGTGATCAAACACCGTCTTGATACCCAGAGGCTTGAGGTGACGCATGAGTTCCAGGTCAAAACTGCTGTACTGCGTGAACACTACCACAGTAGCAGGACCTATCTCATTTCTGAGGTCAAATACGTTCCTACCATAGTAATTTGTGATGATCCTGCTGGGTACCTTGAGCTCCTCCATCTTCTTCGATACGTTATACCTACGGATACGGATAGATGGGTTGTCGAGGTCCAGTGTAGGCACCAACCACACTACCTCGAGCTTTCTGATACGAGACAGTCTGATCTCAGCATACTCATGGTTATTCTTCTGTATGTCTATCTTGAAATCGAGCTCCTCGAGCATCTTACGCAATCTGGCCTCATCTTCCTCACGTATCGTACTACCCTTCTTCATGCGCTCTGTTTCGATACTCACAGTCTTCTTCAGCTCTGCTATCTGGACGTTATCTGACTTATGCTGCAGAGCTATGTCGCAATACTTCAGGCACTCCTCATACTCCTTCTTAGCGAAATACAGGATAGCCAACTTCGCTGCTGGTATGAACCCATAAAAATCCACGATCTGTGACATACCCGCGTCGAGTTTCTTCGTGAGAGCTTCCTTGTAATAGCTCGCAGCAGAGTCGAGGTCATTCTCTATCTCGAATATGGTAGCTACAGTCACGTAGTTTTCAGCGTATATGCTATTGAACCGGATGCCCTTCATAGCATATGTTTTTGCCGCTGCGTAGTTCTTGTTTTCGTAGTAGTACTTGCTCAATCGGATACACGCTACAGTCATGTTATCCCGGAAATCCACACCCTCCTCTATGTAGGGTTCGAGGACTTTGATAGCCTCTTCCCAGTACCCACAGTCCGAGAGCTCTTTTCCGAAATAGAATTTCAGGCGAGGGGAGCATTTTCCCTCTCCATACGCCAGTCTCAGAGCGTCCAGGTTTCTACTAGGATCATAATTTTTTACCCGGTAATGATCGATTTTAATTTTTGTCTTGAGGATCTTGTTCGGAGGGACATCCATGTTCAGATACTCATGGATGGGATCATGCCACTTGATGTAATCACAGTTTCTTACGATACGCTCTCTGGGGAGCACCAAAGTAGCATTATCTCTCTCATCGTGATTGTATACATAGTCGATGAGTACGATGTCAAAATCTTTGATCTTCGGTTTCAGCTCCTGGAGCTTCTTGAAATCGTCTGGTTTGATCACGTCATCACTGTCCAGCCAAATTATCATCTCAGAGGTACTATGGCTGAAAGATTTGTTACGGGCAAGGCTGAAATCCTTCACCCAAGCAAAGAACTCCCGTCGAGCCCCGTACTTCTCTATGACTGCACGTACGTTTTCATCCTCAAATGTCTGGGTCACTACCATCTCATCGAAGAGCTCTCCCTGAGTACAGCTCTTTAAACAGCGTTCCAGCTCTTTCTCCTCACCCTTACCTACGATGATATTCAGGCCCAAAAACTTCTTGCTCATGCGAATATCTCCTTCAGTTCTGAGAGTCCCGTGACACCTTCCCACTTCTTCCTCTTGATATACTCATCGATAGCCCTACGGATCAGCTCCGCTTTCTTCACCCCAGTGATCTCTGAGAGCATCTCCAGACCTTTACGCTCTCCGTCTGTGAGGTGGAAATTTACTCGTTCCATATTATCATTTCCTATCTATTTGGAGATTTCAATCCAATACACCGGGTAATTTACTACGATGACATAGTTGGGGTCTTTCAACGCTTTCTCTACTTCATTCGATAGACTATCGACATCTTTATCACTGAGCACATTCGACCACACTACCCTGGCTACTGCTTTTTTATCTATACGGATCCTATCCCAATGTATTTCATAATTAGATACAATAGGACTATCAGGATCTTTTATAGCTTTTTCCACCATCTTTCGGAGGGCTTTCAACTCAGCATCATTAAGCTCTTCCGCCCACACAAGATTGATTACAGGGCTCTCTTTAGCACGTTTGCTGATCTTCTTACGCATACGGCACTCCTCGTTGTAGGCTTTGAAACAACCGTGTGTATCACATACAGATGAAATATTAATAGACTATTACTAAAAAAGCCCCGGATCGTTAAATCCGAGGCTCTCTCGCACACCAGACTATATACTTTTTTAGATCTTACCAGCCTCCGCCTTAGCGGCTTTCCACTTGGTATCGTCTACTCCAGAGATCTTGCTGATCTTTTTTTCTTTCTCTATGATAGGCTCGTACGTCTCAGGCCTCAACCCAGCCTCTTTCGCTACCTTCTGAGCATCACTCCAGGACTCCACCTCCATACCAGCCACATTAGGCTGCAATCGAGCACTGTTGGAGTACCGCTCTATCTGCTTAACCCCGAGCTCAGCACCCGTCTTCATCTTATCTCGTTTCGTCTTCCATGCCATAGCCTCAGTCCACCCTTTAATGATGAACCCTCCTATGTTGTTGGAGATCTGACGCTCCATAGGGTGGAGCTTACCCTCACGCTTACATATCTCGCACACCATTACAGGATCCTCTTTGATAGAATGGACAATCTCTACTACAGTCTCGCACTCGCTACAGGCGTACTCGTAAGTGGGCAAAGGACACTCTCCTTGACAAAATGTTATTTAAGATATAATCGTAGCTCTACTGTTTTATCCTGATTGAAAAACCGGATCTCATTCTCTTTCACAGAAGGCATGAACTTCAGGTATGCTGTGCGCAGCATGCCTATACCCTCTGGGATATAGTCAAAATGGATGTCGTCCGGCATACTCAACACAAGCTGTTTTACCACAGCCGGGGAGGCGTAGATAGTGCCCACGATGTTGTCCATGGACTCCATGTACGCAAACCCTGCCTGCACAGCTTTTTTAAGATCTGATATAGGATATTCAATCTGATATGATGTCATCCCATCACTCCTCATAAAATGGACGTTTACCGAGCTGACGCAGTTTCTCCTTACGAGGCTCCTGAGTCTCATCCTGGAATCTCTTTAGAGCCCTTCTAGCCTGCTCAGAAAGCCCTCTCTCACGCAAAGCCTTCTGCTCTTCCTTACGCTTCTCCTCACGCTGCTTTCTCTTATCTTCAGGCGTAGGACGTTCTTTGATCATAGATGGTGCCAGCTCAGATGGGACAGGCTTTGTGGAGTCCTCCACAGGCTCCGGCTCCTTGATAAACTCTTCCACAGTCTTTGTAGACTGCTCACCAGGGGGACTGATATGACCAGGCTGTAACTGCTCTGCAGGGACATCTGGTGCCACTATCTGCTCAGGCGGTAAATCGTTCTCCTCCTGCACACGCTGATTCATCAACGCATACCCCTCGTGTATGAGCCTATCCGATATAGTCTCACCACGCTCTCTCTTCATCTTCGCCTCTTTAAGCAAGAGGAAATATATACGCTCAGGATACTCTACCAGGTCATGCAATGCTTTTATCTTCTGATCATCATTACGCGGCATCCACACCTGATAAAACCAGTCCTGTACACTCGGGGTAAACCTCTCCCGAGTGTAGTACGTTGGTATGGGTATTTCCCTGGCTTTGAGCTTCTGCTTTATGTTAGCCTCAGTGAACTCAAACTTCATCATCTCTTTCCACACATCTTTATTCATTAGCTTAGAGGGGGGAGCGGTGACCGGATACTTCCTGTATACAGCTTCTATCTTCATCCTACCCAATAACTCATACACCTTCAGAAGATGTTTGCACACCCTGAAATTCAGGCCACGACCAGGAGTACGCCTACCATTCGGATAAGCCTCACTCTTGTTCAATACATACATGTTCTGAGGTTTAGGAGCTACCAGGTCAGTCCTAAACGCAGGCATGTACATATACCCATCATGCACCGCATAATACTGTGCCCCATGAAACAAAAACGAGGCGCACGTACACGCTAACTGCACAGGATACTCCGCGTATGAGGGATACTGCTTCTCTTCCTCACCACGCAGAAACTGCAGGTACACAGTATGAGGACCCGTCTTTGACCCAGGACTGCTCACCCTAAACTGGAAAAAACCTTTTTCCCTGTGTTTGGCGTTACCCTTGTTGATCCACACAGCACTCACTGAATCAGACCGAGTCATCTTCTTGCTGTTGAGATAATGATAGTCTTTGTCGACTACATCATCCAAAGACGCCGCGAGCTTAGTAGTCCTGAACAAACTGTCGAACTCATCCTCAGACACCACTATCGGCATACTGTCCATCAGATACTGAGCTATGACTCCCTGTACCGTAGCGTATTTCCGTGTAACACTCAGTGCCGGGAACTGCTCCTGCTCATCCTCCGTGTAGTCCTGCTGATCCTTGTTCCACTCCTCTAAATCCCCATCCTCTTTAAACAGTACCGGGTGCTGGAATACCGCTATATCTGTCTCTGGGGGTATCTCACTGACGAAAGGCGGACCATTGGTCTCTTTAGGCTTATCAGACGGATCTGTGTAGTCATACGGATTGTAGGACACCTGCTCCTGACCAGTACCCTCACTGTGCTCTATGAGATCTTTAGCAGTCTCAGGTAGCGGCAGACCGTCACTCTGAGACTGCATATAATCCATCCAGGACTGAGTCTCTTCAGGCGAGTGCTCGTCTTTATCAGCCCTGTATCGAGCCAGTATCTTTCGTATCAAACAATCCACGACTTTATTTCCCGTCTAAAATGTCATTCACATCGATATCACCATCGTCGTAAGCACCGCCCCCGAGATCTGCTACAGTATCCTCAGAGCTCGAGAACGTAGCCTCACCTTCCACTATATCCGAATTCGAGGAGAAAGTCACCTCACCGTCACTCTCTTCTCCACCACTGCTCACTGTCACCCGTGACGTGATACCATCCTGAGTCCTGAGATCCTCCTCGGGGATCTTGGAAACTTTTCGTACTACTACACCCTCTTGAGAAGCTTCAGCGATGACCTCACGCCGAGGCTTATCTACTGCCGTCTTCATAATGATGTCAGACTCCAACTGAGTCTGCGTAGAAGAACTCACTACAGTCCTCTTTCCAGCACCGTAGTTTGTCTCTATCACAGCATCCTGCTCAGACACCACTTCCCTACGAGATTCCGCGGTAGATGACTTCACATCGTTATTGTGTGTAGCAGCAGACTTCACTTTACGCACCTCTACACCCGACCCGTCCTTGTCTACCTTGAGAGGCTTACGCTGGGGTGTCTCTTCAGCTCTCTTAGAGTAATTAGTCTTCTTTACCACTTTCTCCTCATGCGATACCACAGTAGCCTTTTTCTTTTCCTGCTTATCTACCGTGACCTCAGAGTTAGCCTTCTCTGACCCGTTCTTAGCAGCCGCAGATACCTTCGCCACTTCCTGCTCATCGTAATTGTCTACCTGTACCCGGGCCTCTTTACGCATGTCAGCCATATCATCCGTCGTACGGCTCGTGATATGCGTAGGAGGCGGAGTATTTTCATATTGATCCACGAGTTTCCTCAGCTCAGCGTTAGAGCTCTGTTGCATCTGCTCACTGGTCTCATATTTCTGCTGCTGCAGCGTATCCAAATCCTGACTGACCTCACTGGACTCCAGGATCCTACCTCCTGTAGCATTACGTGTCTTTGATGGAGTCATAGCAGGCACGGGCGCGACTGCAGGTACTGTACCGTTGGTCGGCTTGATCCAATCTCCCACGACTTTAGCCAAGGACCGGGCAGCACCCTTCTCACCTCGACACTCGACATAGAGACCGTCAAACATCATCTCATCGCCCTTTTTCACATCAATCTGCTTCGTGCCATTGTCCAGATTCAAACTGAAATTAGCGACCGCTACGTACTTCTGACTGTCTGCCATACCCGACTCCTTTGAATGTGGTTGTTATCTGAAATTTTATGACCCGAGTGGGATCTTTATTTTATTGTGATCTTTCGTCGAGTAAACTATCTCAGTGACCTTGAATGTCGCTCCCCGGAACCTATCATCACCCAGTACTCTATCTGCTTTACCTTTTTTCACGTACGCCACCGTGATATGGGAGGCGTATGTAGGATATTCATTCTTGTTCTTTACACTCTCACGGATCAAATAATGGAGTTTCACCATCTCCGAAGACTCTACGTCTATCTTGATGACGTCACACTCTTTCTTATCCTTGAACGTAGTGACAAGCCCCAGACGACACTCAAACGGTTTCACCCCAGATAGCAGCTCACGTAGTTTATCCTCGGCATCCTCTGTGATACCATAGAACAAAGTAACGTGAATCTCGTCCTCACGACCTTTGTCGTCCTTTGTGTATAGATCCTTATCGGGTATATTCGTCTTACCCCATGCCATGACCTCCAGGGCGAGCTGCTCTGGGAGATCTACCTGGGTAGACGCTTTGCTGTGGATGACACCTACTTTGGCATTCTTTTGCATATAGGTGTGTTTTATTTGGTCATACCCGAGAGTAGGTTCGAGTACAGGAAAAGTCTTATATAGAGCGGGCCGTACAAAAGACTCATACTCCTCCTTATCAAAATCATACTTATTTACGACCTCTCCCACAGTCTTTTTCCCTGGCTTTACCGGTAATCCCTCTGGGATAATTATACTCACACCACGCTCTAGGTCTTTTACTACGTTCGCTTTATCGGCAGGATCTAACTTCTCCAAAAACAAATCACCCTGATTATGCGTGTACGGGAATGCGTCCTTACACAAATCCCCAGCACACCTACGGAGTACAGAGGACACACTCGCCAGCCGCACCTTCTTACTCTTGATATCCTTCAGGAATGCCTTGAGTTTACCCATATCCTCAAACTCCTTCACCAACTCACCCCTACGCCCTATATTATCCAGGAAATCCTTCTCACGCTCTGATAAATCCCCACCCCTGTAGAACACGATATAGTCAGCGTTCACCATACCCGCGAGCTCGTCATAGATATTGTCCTCAGGATCCCAATCCTCATCGAAAGGGTCGATGAAAAAGAAATAGTCCCCAAACTCCTTCTGAACACTCTCACGCCAGGAGTTATCCTTACAAGACCCTCCCAAAAAGACTTTGACCTTGTCAGAGTCTCTGGCTTCCTGGACTATTTTCTCTATTTTCGAGGACACTGTATCACGCATACTGTGCCAACCTCTGTGCTAAAATCTTCAGAATAATGTGAGTCCCGGACTTCTTACGTTTGGGCTTATCTTCGTGGTGCTCCCGCCAAACCGCCAAACACTGTGCTACACCATGATCTCGAGTCTTCTTCTCGACCTTCACGGTCGTGTGCATACAATCATCCATGTACTTTGCTTTTTCGGATTTCTTGTAATCTTTTGGATCTGGCATGTGGGTTATTCTTTCTTGTCTGTGGGGACGGCATCTGTGGTAAGGGGTTCTTCTGTATTTTTTGCCCTAACTTCTCCAAAATACTGTACCGTTTTACCTAAAACGGCTGTGATAATCAACCCAGTCTCTGTCATACCCATAGACACAAAACCAGAACCATTTACCATAGCAACCACATTATGCGCCACAAAAACTGACATAACAGAAACAATTATGATAAAACTATATAATCGCATAGAACTTATCTTATCCCCGTCACCTCTAAGAAAATCTAGCACAAACACCCCCTTTTAAATGATTTGATATTTTGTGAACATGCTCTATAAAATCAGCTTTTGGCAAATTCTTTTTCATAAAATTGCACGTTTTACAACAAGGCACTACATTATCGATAGAGTATCCTTTAGTGTTATCCACTCTATCGAGTCCGTTATAAACATAAGGTATGCTAGTCTTTTTCATCTTTCTGCTTTGAGCAGGCTCTGAGCCACAGTAAAAACAAGATTTTTTTGTGATATCCCTAAAAAAATCCTTAGTCAAAGAAAACACCCTACCACTTTTAAAAGCGTGAGATCTGTATATTATGTATATAGAGTTAAAAGAAGACTCTCCAGGAGGGAGCCGTAATCTAGTTCTGGAATCTCTATAATAACACCCGCACGACTTTGTTGCTCTGTTTTTTGCAAGTAATTGGCAAGCGCTTACCACATGAGTATTTCCGCAAGAGCATACGCACTGCCACACATAATTACCTTGCTTGTTTTTGCCTTTTAAAGAAACCACTGTTAATCTACCAAAAACTCTTCCTGTAAGATCCTGCCTAGGGCCTTCTCTTGAACACCCACAAGAAATAGTAGCACCGGAAAGAAGTTTACCTGTTGTTCTGTATGTTTTTTTACCACAATCGCACAAGCACTCCCACAATATAACTTTATGATTTTTCCTAGGACTCAAGCTTATAACAAGCTGTTTTCCAAATCTTTTTCCAACAAGATCAGCGGGGCTCCCTGTATGACACCCACACCCTTTTACAATCCCTCTCTTTATTTTGCTCGTTATAGCTTCAAAAAATTTACCACAAGAGCATTTACACTTCCACACCCTAGCTTGGTTCTTATCTTTTCCAACATACCCAATAACAGTCATATCACCAAAAACTTTTCCTGACAAATCCTCATTACTTGACATGATTAACCTCCGTAGTTAATTTTCCGAATATATAAGCTGGAAGGTGCTCGGAAAGCACTTTTCGGGTCGCGAACCCTATCCAGCCTTTTTATTACAACACACTATCTAACAAATGTTATGTCAATCTCATCACACTCACTTTCCCATCTCCCCCACAAAACGCGCTCCACATACAAAGGCCCCCTTCGTTTGAGATGTTATGCTATATACAGCCTACCCGCGGCCTCGAACAGACGTCTGCCGAGAGCCTCATACCCACGATCTGTGAGAGACTGTCCGAGGGACGATAGTTTATCCTGCATCACCTGTCTTCTAACTAAAAAATGATCTCTAACTCCTGGATTAGTGTTGTATCTAATTTGCTGATTCATATTTTCTGGGGTCACGACTCCTATGTCCGACAAAGACTTATCAGCACCTAAAACCTTTAAAAGAAATTTCTTTACTTCTGGATCATCGTTCAATCTATACTCTTCTTCAATCGCCTTAGGAGACATAGTTCTTACGCTCCTTTTTATCTCCTCTAGAGACTTGATACTCTTATGCTTACCGGAAGGGTAAAGCTCTAAACTCTCACCTATGTTTTTAGGTGCAGAATCTGATACGCCCTGCGGATAAATGTTAGGCCGAGGAGGGAAATACGCTCTGTCCCGAGTAAAGCGGGCGTCCGCAGACTCCACAGACTCCACAGCCTTCACAGCCTCCACCACAGCAGCCTCTTTAGCAAAACCCCTGTCCTTCAAAACGGAGGACACACTCTCCAAAGCCAACGAGATATCTTTATCCATCGGTCACCGTCCTTTGAAATATTTTCCGAGTTTGCTATCGAAATAGGCTACTTTGTTCGCAGGAAGAAAACTCTTGAGGCCAGCCACGTAATAAGAGAAAGAGTCCCCAAAATCATCCCATGGATTTCTGCGTGCATAAAACCGTGTAAACCCCGCGTCTGGAGAGTAGTAATACTCCCCCTTCATAACTGGGGATCCAGGCTCTTGTATGATCACACGCTTGTACCCAGGTACAGGTTTCTCCGACCACTTAGACAAACTCAACCAATCTTTTTGCAGAGACAGCTCTGTACCATTACTGCCGTTGACCTCATCCCACCCGTGACCCAACTCATGGTACAGTGTCTGATCAAACTTATTCACAGATGACCCGCTATCCGGGTCTACAATCAGCGTAGGATCTTCTATGATCTGATGATTGATGTAAAGAGTGTTGTCCTTGTATTTACCGTGATTGGGGTAGTACTCCTTGGAGGGACCAAGATCCTCAAAACCTAATGTCTTTATCCCACAATCACGCACCAAATCAGCAGGCAATCTATCCAGGCTGTCGCTCAACACACTAACAAACTCATCGTCCGTATCAGGGTCAACCTCTATATCATAGGAGTCCTTCAAATGACCTATGACGTCTACTTTCTCACTGTAGACTCGGACATCTGCAGCTATTTTCCGCAGCTTAGTTGTTGTCAGCATGAAAAACTCTATATGGATATAGCACAGACAATTACATTTTGTTATTAGAAGACTATTATAGCTTCAACAAACCAACACTACCAGAAGGCCGCTTCTCTATAGCCCCGCTTTTCACAAGGTCATCTATATACCTGTCCACAGCCCTACGGACCAATTCAGACAATGAGATCTCCAGATCCTTAGATAATGACCGAAGAATCGTGTCCTGGCGAGTAGTGAGACTGACGAGGGACTTCTTCAAGAGAGGATCTCCAGTAGATATATAGTTATATCTATCGGAGATTTTATTAGGAGAGTATTAGCGGGGGCGGGCTACTCGTCTTCCATAGGATCTTTATCAGCCAGCTCTGCCTTAATAAGAGTGCTGGCCATTTTCTTGTCACAACAAATTTGAATCATATGCGTGTCTGCCTGCACCTCTACCTTATGTTTTGCTACCAAAGCAGCCACTTTGTCGAGATGCTCAGCTACAGATCGCATAATTTCTGCGTGCATCTTAAAAGCAGCCTTAGGTGTTTTAGTTTCTTTAAGGCAGTGTGCAAGGTCATCTCCTTGCTTAAAATACCCGAGATGAATCTCTACGCAGGCTTTCTTGGGGCGAGTCATAATGAGTCTCCTTTTAGATGTCTATTTCAATGTGGACTATGTTGTGATCAGACATACGCATAACTTTCTCGTTTTCTATCACGACACAAGATTTCAAAAAAGGTACCAAAAAGCCACTTACAAAAATGTAATCACTCTGCCACGGCACGCTACTCCTTTTGTTTCTATAGGTTTGAATGAAATTAGAGTAGTGCCCATCAAAACAGTTGTGCAGTCCCCAAGCTCTCAACCGATCGAAGAACACCTGGTGTGACTTCACAGGCTGCCTCTCATCAAACTGCAGGCTGGCATTAAAATCTCCAGCGATAACAACTCTCTTTTTTGTTTTGCCGCCTTCTATAGTCCCTGTCAAATCTGAAAAAATTCTATGTAGATTAGAGATCGAGTAAAACGACCCATTTATACACTCTAAAATCCCATAGAGGGACACAACAACCAAACTAAAATCAGGCTTTATACTGATCTCTGCAGCAGTGACAGAGCCGTAAAGATCCGTTTTGAAAGGGTACTCTCGTATAGGATACTTTTCACAGTATATCCCAGATCCCCATGTTCTTTTATCTCCTATAGCGTGCCACACTAAACTCTCCTTCTTGAAAACAGTGGTATCAGGTAGTGCCTCTTGAAATATTTTGATGTCAGAGTCGATATCCTCTAAATAATATGCGCAGGACTCTCGAAACTTTGTCCTGTGCTTCCAATAGTCCATATTCCAGGTAGATAAAGAAATCATCAGACAATCCTTTTACTGAAAATTACGCAGTCGTTTTTCTCACCCTGCTCAACATAGCCTTGTCTTTTGTAGAACTCAAGAGCTTTTACATTCTGCTTTTGTAAAACAATATTTTCATAGTTCATGTGAGAAACCCTATTCGAAATTCTTCAAAAACTCTTCATGCAGAGACACGTCAAGAGCTACATAAAAAAGTCGCTCTTTCAAATGTGCGTACGGTCTACCCGCATTGAAAATTCTCTTGAGCCTCGTAGCAGGTATCTTCGTCCTCTTCTCATACTCATAAAAAGACAGAGTCTCCCCACACGACAAACACTCCAACAGATACTCTTTAACATGCTCCACGGGGTTCTTTGCGACGTACCCCGGCTCTACTCCACAAGCTATTACGAAACTGTTCCAGCCACCATAATGGTGCTCTAAAACATGTGCTGGGACACCTAGTAGCTTCGGGTCATCGTAGGTGTCCCGTGATGTACCCACAACAGCGGACAACTCCTTGAATTTTACTACAGCCTCGTTTATAGCCTCGGTATTAGATTCTCTTTTATTACGTTTTACCTCACTAAACAGGCTTTCTTTTTTGTAGGGTACCTCTTGAATAAATCTGTTTATATCTATAGGGGTTTCTTTTGGCGGAACTTTCGAAAAAATCAAAATAACCTCATAAGAGTCGCTTCCCGAGAAAACTTGCTTAAAAGGTACCTTATACCCTCCACAATAATAGTAGCCAATGTCGGTAGCCTGAGACAAAGTATAAGCAATCTGCTCCTTAGCTACCTTTGTACTGAAACACATACCAAAAAAGCCATCAGGTGTCAATGCTCTATAGCAATTGATCATAGTCTGTTTCCAATAACCCTCTAACCAGGCTTCAAATGTACTGAATCTGACCACACTTTGACCTGGATCATTAGAATAGCACTCAAAATCAAAATAAGGCGGGGATGAGAACGCCAAACTAAAATAACCTTCCCTGTATATTCCTGTTTCACTACCCTCGTTTAAGATCTTAAAAGTACCAGAGGTTCTGCTGCTAAGAAAATCTCCAAACTTCATAAGGTTGTCATAGGTGTCCACAGAAGGTTCGTAGCCAACATACTCCAAGCCTAATGACATTGCTGCCAGCATCCTTGACCCGAAACCGCAAGCGTAGTCAAGAACCCTACCGTTCGAACAGTAATTAGAGTACACATACTTAGCTATAGTAGGCTTAAAATTGGAGACACATGCCTTTGTCAGCTTTATGCCAGTCCTCATAGCCGCGGTTGTCAGTCTGTCTGCGTATCTGAGCCTATTACGAATCAAAGATTTAAGGAAATTATCATCATCCCACAAATCCAAAGGTGCCTTATATCCTTTTCTGCTTGCTTTGTATATATTTGGAAAAAACTTCTCACAAAGAGGCATCCCTGACGTGCTGTATGATATCGTGTTGTTGCAACAAGATACTGACCCCTCCATAAATGATTTTAAAATGTAATTTTGTCGTTCAACAGATAGAGTCGAAAAAGGAAACCCTCTCTTTCTATAGTAATCAAACACTATGTTCTCTATAGAGATCTTTTGGACATCATCTGTCAGCCTGTAAAATTTAGGCTTTATGTCAGAGAATTCTTCAAGGGTAAGCTCGCTCACATGATCTACAGTTAAAGAAATTTCAGGCACTTTATAGTATACGTCGGGTGTAGCGTACTTTATCAACAAATTACCGAAATTACGGGCATATCCTTTAGAAACAGAGACACGGTATATGCTATCCCCTGCCGTACCGCAATGAAACCCCCACTGATATTTCCCATCTAAAAAAGAGGCCAAAGATCGTAAATTATCAAAATCAGGACAAAAATTGGAGATGCAGATATCGCCTGTTACATCATCGATATAGCCATCATCAAAAAACCAATAGGCTAAAATATCATCACTCCAATTTTTCACAATAAAATCTACTGGAATAAACTTGCCTTTTACCCCTTCTTTATAGAAAAGTTTTCTAAACTCATGAAATACCGGGTGAGATATAGTGTCAAACCTGAACCCAGACCCATCATCCTGTGGCGTTATAGACGTGCTATATGGTGCCAGGATTCTGTGTTTTTTTCTCAGATAATTCTCTTGTTTTTTAGCATGAAACTCATAGTACCTGCCGTCGTTTGTTATACCTCCATCACCCAGCATCCCACCAATTATTAGACGAGTCTGCTCAGGAGTCAGAACAGGATACTCACTTATTCTCTTATCCTTTTTTCTGGCAATCCCTAGGCTGTCTATATAAGGTATCCAAACTATTTTACTAACAGCATATTTTTCGGAAAACTCGTCAACGGTCATGCTATAGTAGTCTGCCTCTATCGACTCTTTACTAGCAGCCTCCAACAAACGTCTAGAATTATAGTTGTCTTTGGCAGAAGATAAACTCCATTGTTTCCTTCTATAAGCGACACCCTCTCCAGTCATGTTAAACAAAGAGCCTATTTCTTTGTCGGACATGCCTTTTTTTACGAGATCATTTAAAGCTTCTTTGGTCAAAAGATTTTTAGCATCAAATCTTTGTCCAGTGTACTCTATCTCGACTACTGTATCTCTTACAGCTCGACAGCCTGGTGTTAGGTTAACCTTTTTTAGCCTAAGTAAGATAGCACTCTCTGTAAGACCCACAAGATTGCCTATCTCCCTAGCAGTTAGCCCAAATACACAGTACAACTTTTTCAAGCTGTCTTCATCTAAAGACACGATTGTTTCTTTCATACCTCGTAATATACTATACTTTCCTCCAAGAGTCCAGTAAAAATGCAAAAAACCTTGCTGATGAGAGATCGCTACCCATGTTGGCAGGCTATTTTATGGGAATCTATCAACAAGAAATAGATAGGTACTTATACGCAGTGCAAGCATAAAAAAGGCCGCCTATTCATAGGCGGCCTTTAGACCAACGACTTAGCTAAAACTTAGCGAGCAATCTTAACTCTGGTGATCGCCAACGGATTGTGGCAACCGATCCCGAGATTTTCAAAGACGCTAAATCCGATCCTTCTTGCCTTGGGATCGTCTGCTGAGAGTACTGTTAGTTCGGTCCTCACCGGAATCCTGCCGAAGAACTCAGGCTCTGCGCAAACGTACGCATAGCCCGGAGTGACCTTTCTCGAGACGATGATCTGAGCGCCCCACACGGAGCCCATCAAACCAGTCTTGAGAATCTGAGCCTGGCTCTCGATGTCAAAAACGTCCCGTCCCCATTTTCTGAGGTCAGCAAAATCAAGGGCATTCATGAACACTCTAGCCACTCTCAGATCGTGTGTCTCGATACGAGCAAACGCATCGATCAGGTTCGGAGGAGTGAGAGGAGCAATCGCGTTCACCTGAGCGTTCACGTAAGCAGAACCCAGGTTGTCGAAACCATTCTGGGAAACTGCGTCCATGACGTCAAATGCACGGGCATCCTCAGCAGCCTGGATCTGAGCCTTCGCAAGGTCCTGAGCACGCTCGATCAAGTCGAACCGACGCTCTTTGACCTGTGTGAGAGGGATCTCCGGGTTCGAGGCGATCTCGAACAGGGGGAAAATCACACGGCGGGGCTTGGTGATCGCGAGGATGTTCTCACCCTCTTCGCCAACCACGAACGCAGTCACGTTGGGGTCCTTATCGTAGATGGGCAGTGCGCCATCGGGCAGCTGCTCTACGAGGAACGCCTTACGTGCGACGGACGTGTAATCTCTACGCGAGCGTAGAGGCTGGATCCAATTTGTTACTACTTCTTATCAGAAGCGGATAAGTCTTTCAACTTACCTCTCGTAGTTACCCACGAGTTCAGACTGTATCACAACCAACAAGTTCGTTGGTTTCCGGCATGCCGCAGTCCGTCGCCAGACTGCAGTAGGAGTTACCGTCATGCTCTTCTACAGAAGAGTTTAGACTTTCCTCAGTCGTTGAACCTTCCGAGAGGTTTCCCTCAAGGCTAGGCTGCTGATTGTCCACTATAGAATCAGATTGGCATTTGTTGAGATAACTTAAAACATAATCATCTGAAAAAGATCTCTTATACGGTATTCTAATTAGAGGAAATCCATTATCAGAAGCCCACATATTTTTTATCCCATCTCTGACAACTATCTCTTCAGAATGATAGGGGCCACAATAATGATGGATTCCATCAGCTTCAATCAGAATTTTTTGAGCCTCACTGTAAAAATCAAAGCGTAGAGAAAAACCACGAGGAGATAAACATCCAGGAAATTTTTTCTCCCGTACCAAATCAGGATACACCTTAGAAAGTATTACAGCTACACGATCCTCGAAAACTTTTTTAGATTTGTATCCAAGTTGCTCATTAAGAGCAACAATAGATATACCAAATCTACCCAATGTTCGAGAAGTAACCCCTACTTTCTTTCTAACGTCTTCTGTGGTAAGATACCTTTTTTCTGATTTTATTACGTTAAGGACAGCATCACTAATTTCCTCTTTACTTTTAAAACCATCTCTTTGAAAAATGGTCTTACAAGATCGAGAACAAAAAGTATATGCCCTTTTTCCTCTACGAGAAATAGAAAATACCTTACCACAGTTAGTACAGGTGTAGTTTCTTTCAGCTTTGACTTCATTACAATACCGTAAATTATCATAGCACCTTGTACACATACCCTTAGCCTCATGCGGGACGTCCACCGTTCCGCACTTAACGCATTGTATGTATTTAGATGCCCAGCTACTCATTGCCAATCAACTCCTATAGTGCATTTTCCAGCAATTTACCGGATTTTACGTCCACCATCCAGCTTAGTTAATGGACGCGGCAAGCTTCTGCCTGCCAGCAGCAGTCTTGATGTACTCACCAATGATCTGCTGTTTCAGTTCATTGCTAATCTGACCTTCCATACAGAACCTCCTATTGGTTTTGCTAAGAGCACTCAGCGGATGAATTTCCAATCTGAGCGCCCACAAGCATTATTTAGATCCTCATCTGAACTACCATGAACGGATCCGAAGCAGACGGAGCGATTAGGACGATACCAACGATAATTGAGACAGCGGTTCCAGCAGCAACAGTCGTAAGCAGACCGTTGACCGAGCTGTACAGAGGAAGACCAGCTGCGTAAGCGATGGTAAGCGCTGCGCCGCCGACTTCTGCCGTCTCGTACAGATCTGTCGAGAACACGGTACCAGAACCATGGAGGTACGGGCACTTTCCGCTGGCTACGCCAGACGAACTCTCGAACGGATATCCCACTGCATTGTTGATCACGACGCCGAGCGGGTTGCTGGTAGCATCGCAGGCGACCACGGTACCTGCAACCGAACCTGCCTTGACGATCGAACCAGCCAGGAGACCCTTCGGAGTATTCGCGCTCAAACGGGTATTGGCCGTCTGCTGAGCGGACGAATAGTTGTTCTGGGTCAGATCTGTGTCGGTCAGATTCATCAACGAGTTCATCGAGACGCGGTAGAGGATGTTTAGGCCTCTGTCAGGAGCGAGACCACTTGCTTCACCGATCATGTTAAACCTCCCTTGAATGTTTCTTACCCAATCTCCACCATGGAGCGGGTTACTGGACCAAAAAACAATTTAGAAAAAGACGGTGGAGATTTCTCTCCACCAGCCAATTAGAACATGTTGCTCACGTCAGGATCTGTCGCCCACAGACCCTGCAGATCACTGACCTGCTCAGAAGCCTGCTTCTTCACCATACCAGAGAGCTTTGCAGCGCCCTTCTTGTTTTCGGAAGCAGTCACTTCACCAAAGATCTGGTCGAGGAGCGTACCGTCAGAAGCCTCAACCTCTTCCTTCTCTTCTTCTACCTTCTCATCTTTCTTAACGGCAGCTGTCTTATCCTCTTCTTCTACTACCTTCTCATCTTTCTTAACGGCAGCAGTCTTGTCCTCTTCTTCTACTACCTTCTCATCTTTCTTTACAGCAGCAGTCTTGTCCTCTTCTTCTACTACCTTCTCATCTTTCTTACCAGCGGTAAGCTCAGTCTCGAGGTCAGCTGCTTCCTTTTTCAGATCCTCAAGCTTCTTCTTCTTATCATCCATAACCTTCTTAGCGGCTTCCTTCTTCTGCTCATCTTCCTTATTGCACTTCTTCTCAGCTTCTTCCTGCTTCACAGTTTCACCCTCAGCTTTAGCCTCTTCAGAAGTCTCAGAAGCCTGCTTGGAGATCATCTTTGCGAGGGATTCCTGGTTCGACAGAGTAGCGTTCAGACCTTCCTCAGGCAGATGCATGAAAATCGCAGCCTGCTTCTCAATCATCTCCTCAGCAGCACCCGGGAGGATACGCTGAGCAGCGATGATACACTTTACTGCCTTCGCTTCGAGCACTCTGGCGGACGCCACAGCTTCAGCAGCAGCGTGCTTGTCGATGAGAGGAGCGTGACCAGTACTTTCACGCTTGTGATCGTCGGCTGCCGGATTGGCCGTATTCACATCTTCACCAAATGTCGAGTTAATCGCATACTCACCGATCTTAGGATCATTGGAGGTATGCTCTGGATTGTTCTGAGCAAAGACATCATTATCGATTGCCTTTGTCTCTCCTGCTACCCGTGTCGTAAGGCGTTCTCTTGACATTTCGGTCCTCCTCGTGAAAGATTATTAATTAGGATATAATCGCTAATTAACCGATATTCTATTTCACACTAATTTTATATATTAATAGGTTATTATGAAAGTAGGTCGAAATCATTCGAAATATCGAAGGATTTTGGCCCAGGACGCTATTTTGCTAGCTTCCACTTTTCGAGGTCTTCTACCAGTCTCTACTATTATTTCAGTGAATAAAGGTACGAGACCTCCAGACCCTATCTTTACTTTAGCTAGCGCTTTCACGGCGTCCACACCTACAGGATCTTTAGATGCATGCTTATCTACGTAATGTAGCAGGCCTAACACATCCTCACGACTATATCCGTATTTCTTGAATTGGTTCCAACTCTTCAAACTAGACAGGATCATGAGACCGTTGTATAGTCTATCGTTACCTGTCTTTTTCGAAGCCAGAACCACTTTGCTCAATCCAGCCTGTTTCACCAAAGAGCTGTTTGACGCATTCTCCATCTCAGTAGGACGACCGCTGTCACCCTGCTCCGTAGCCTGCTCCTTCAACAACTCCCTGCGTATCTGATTTAGGAGTTGTTTCTTTACCATATCCTTCACCTCAGCTACAGTAGCATCACCCTTAGGCTCTGCTATCTGAGGTTCTGGTGCAGGAGGAGCACCGCCGGGGACTCCCATCTGATCTCCCAACGATCCTGGGGCTGCGGGAGGAGCTTCAGCAGGAGCTTCTGCGGGAGGAGCCTCGGTAGGCGGGGCTTCTGCGGGAGCACCCTCTGCAGGCGGGGGCGTATCCACCTCTAAAGGCTTCTCAGCATCCGCTGGAGCCTCAGGGAATCCTATATCATCTTTGGGAGGGGCGGGAGGAGGAGCTTCTTCACCTGCTGCCTGTATCTCATTTACCACAGAGCGAGCAGCCTCAGATGCTGCTTTCAGATACATGCCAGGAGCATACTCAAACGATGGGAACGCTATAGCTTTCTGGATCTTCTCGCTCACATCCTGTGATGCAGAATCTCCCATGTTGAGGATGTTCCTCAGGACAGCACCCTCAAACGCAGGCTTACGGACCCAGCTGGCATCTATAAACTTACAGCTATCCGGGTCGTCCCTATGTCCACATATCTCTGCGACTACACGCTTTACACCATTCTCATCATAAAAAGAGTTATTCTTGAAATAGCGTATATGCTTGCACGCTTGAGTCTCATCTTCTATCTTTCGTCCACACTGAGAGCATATACTGTACATTATGGAACAGCCCATGCTGACAGCGGCGTATTCACCAGACCCTATCTTATCAACTAAATCTTTATGCTTCCTATCGGTAGCTATAAGAATGTCTACATAAAGAGTCGTGAGGTCCTTGCCATCTTTGTCTTTAGTAAAAGGTACGTCTCTCAACGCTACATCGATTACTTTACCTTTTGACAAGGCTTCTAGCTGCACGTGTTCGCAGAAATTATCAGCACCCAGGAAAGTCTTAGACGCTTTCCTGAGGAGTTCTCTCTCCCAGCTATCACCGTTATTGTTCACGAAAATGGAGTACTCAGGCTTGATCAGGTAGTCGCTCTTGGGGTCTTTGGGGTCAGCCTGATCTACATCTACAGAAGCCATGATCGAGCAGTGCGACAGCAACCATTTAGATGGGTCATACTTAGCTATGACATCTTTAGCCAACTTGATACGTCCTGGGACGACCTTTTTGTCTATCCATTTACCGGGGCATACCATGGGTGTAGCTACAGCAGCGTGTCCAAATTTCAATAGGGCCATTGTGTCGGTCCTTTAGGCTTTCTTGACTGCGTAAATCTTACTGATAGCTGTACGCATGAATCCATCCGAACACATGTTCTCGTACTGAGGATACAGACTCTGATAGGCCTGGATGTCTGTCATGCCTTTCTCCACGCATGCTACGACATCACTAGCCAGCTTGTCCACCACGGTACTAGCGAAGCTGCTAGCGACCTTGGTAGCCATACCAGCCAGTTTCACATTCTCTGGGATCTCTTTAGACACCAGTTTATGAGCCAGCTTTAGGACAGCGTCCCCAGGAGTCCCGTAGCTCTTGTCCGAGATACTCTTGGAGTAGCTGCTATAGCCAGTGTCTTCTGTGACAGGGGACTGGCCTGTGAATGGGGTAACCATCAAGAGCTCCGACGGATCTCTCTGCTGGTTACCACCATTCTGAAACTCGACCCAGACCTTATTAATGCCCGGGCATACCTGCGTCACTACACCCACTTCTGCAGACGCTTCTTTACCAGGGATGAACCACTTTACTTGGTCCCCTACCTTGAAGCTCTCAGCAGCCGCAGATGGATTAGGATAGATTCCAGGCATTATCGTTTACTCCTTATTTCTTTACCTGATAGGGCATTGCAGATGCGTCCTTGCCGAGACCCTTAGGATACTTGTCCTTCAGCTCGGTAGTGGTATCTGTATTGAACGCAGCCATGTATGACTTCTCGTCAGAGTCACCTTCGCGCATACCGGCCTTGAAGAACTCTTTCATGTACTTCTCGTCGGTATCGCTTTCGAGAGTCGCAGCTTCTTTCTTGCCCATGAGCACATCAGACACCTGATCGATCTGATAGGCGATCTTGAACAGCTCGTAGTCTTTCTGTGACTCCAGGGTGCCAGCGATCTCATCGAGAGACTCCACTATGTTCTCCATAGCAGTCTTCTCTTTCTTGTCGTCCTTCTTGTCTTCTTTCTTACCACAACCCTGGAAAGGCCAATGCTTCTTAGAGCACTTAGCGCATGTAGGCATTTCTTTAGCCTCTTTATCTGCGCCCTTCTTGTCGTCCTTATCTGCGCCTTTTTCGCTCTTGTCGTCCTTCTTATCTTCCTTGTCCTCTGACTTTTCTTTCTTGCCGCAACCCATAAACGGCCAATGCTTCTCACCACACTTTTTACAGGTAGGCTTCTCTTTGGCCTCTTTGTCCATACCTTCATCACCTGCGAGAGCCTCCAACGCTGCCATCTTGATACGAGTAGCTTCGAGCTCTGCCAAAATCATTCCCTTATCCATGCGAGCCTCCTTGGTTATTTCCTGTATAGGTTCAGATGATTCTTCCGACGCTTTCTTAGCCTTCTTACCCATCGTATCCATGATCAGAGAAAATGTAGATGCATTGACTTTTCCAGCGTACTTCCCACCGTCCTTGGACCCTATCGCACGCTGGAGAGCATCCTCATACGCCACCTTCTGATCGTACTGTCGGAGAGTGTCATCTACCAAAGAGGACGCGAATACAGCCATCTCACGTAAATCTGTGTCCGTCAGGTCTCCCTGAGTCCGAGGCATGATGACATCTTCTTTCTTCGGATCACCACGCGGCACCGATTCCTCAACGATAGTAGTACCATTCTCGTTGCGAAACAGGTTTCGTGCGTTATACATGATCTCAGGATGCTTAGACAACAGCTGTTTAGCTCTCGCTTTCTCATCACCCTTTTTATCTTTTTCGCCTGGCGATACTTTTAACTCAGGCTTTTTCTTGTCATCTTTAGCCATAGTGTACCCCGGATAATATCTCGGACAGTGATTCGACTTAATTTATTTATTAGAAGAGTATTATGATCTATTACTATGCTACTAGAATTTCCTAGATAAGAACTGATCTATAACCTTCTTGGACGACGCAAATCGCTCACTAGTCGAAAACTGTGCTGTGAGCGCGTACTCCAGGTTACTCTTAAAGACTTCCATCTTACTTCGTAACTCCAGAGCCTGCTTACGTATCTCACCCAGCGGCTCCACAAAATCTTTACCGTAGTACTCGATCTTGATCTTGTTACCGCCAATGACATCATTCAGGCCGTCTATGATCTCCTGGATGGTCATTACCTGCTTGGTTAACTCTCTCGGTGGCTTTGGCATTTTACAAACTCCTCACACTTTTGGTTTCTTCACGTATCTAGTACCCACATCATTGCCGTTAGCACGATACTCAGCCTGATACTCATTCCTCTTCTCTTTCCCACCATCCCCACTCCACTCACTCTGATAAGCAGGCTGGCGACGCATAGGGCGTAGCTTAGGTCGCTGTGTCATCTCCGTCTCATCCCTCTGCACCTGTACCCTCGGCTTACGTATAGATACCCCAAGACCCCCAGGCTCCTCACACACCCGCTGACGCCTGAGTAGGATCTCCTCCTCAGTCTCTGGAGTCTCATCTATCACTATCATCTGCGCTATCTTGCGCAGTACACTCGCTATAGATTTATTCATAGCTATTTCTTCGCTAAAAACGCCGCTATCTTGTCCATCTTCTCTGGATTCTTCATAGCCATAGTCATGAGCTTAGTCAAAGCCGCCTGGCGTTTACTATCCATCCCTACAGACGAGAATCTACCCATAGGCGGCGCTCCACCGCCGAGCCCTCCCAGACCTCCACCTGCCTCCTCACCCGCCGGAGGCGGAGGGAGTGGGTCGAGCTTGAGGTACTCAGCCATCTTATCCGCAGAGCTATACCCCTCAGCCAGTTTAGTAGCTGTAGCGACATACAGGTTCGTCATGAGCTGGTTGAACGCGAAATCGTTCACAGTAAACAGATCAGCCTCTATCTTTTTACGGGTAGACACTGGGTCTATGTTCAGCATCTCCAGGATCACATCGATCGAGATAGAGCCCTTGTTGTAGAGCTGCATAGCCTGATCAAAGAACGCATCATTGTCCTTGATAGCTAGACGAGTAAAGCTCAGTTTAGGGTAGATCAACTTCTCACGACCGTACTTGTCCTTCTCAATGAATCCCTTTTTCTTAGCTACCGGCTTGAACAGGTTATTCTCCACGTACTCCTGGAGCTGCTCCCTAAACAGCATGTACTGTGTGTTCAGTACCTCCAGCGTGATCCTATTACCAGCGTACGTGCCCTCACCGGTCAGTAGCTCCCGGGTCACTCCCAGTCCCGCGAACAGGGAGTTCGCTACGTACTCGTGCTCACTGTCGAGCTGCAGCAGACGACCGTTGGAGCCCATTTCCTGCCAGTTTACCTGGTAGTTGGCTACGATCGAGAAATCAGGGTCCGTCAAAGCCATGTCCACCTGCTCACGGAGGTTCTCTACGTCCGTGTCAGACAGCTCCTCAGCCCACACTACACGCATGGGAGTCATATGCCGAGACGCGATCGACGTCTGAGCCTGACGTAGCTTGTCATCATACAGGAGGGTGTTTACGCAGCGCTCGAGGATAGATACACCGTAGGTCTCATACTGGCACTTTTTACGACACAGATAATGTACGTGGGACCCGCTATACGGGTCGGTGTCCAGAGCGATGCTACCGCTCTGTTTTAGCTGTTCCAGGAGTTTACCCTGTATATGGGGTATCTTTCTCTGCACGTCATCTGATCCGGTGCCATAATAGCTTGGATCCTGGGAGTTCAGGATCGATTTTCTCGTCTCTGGCTCCGGGATGAACTCTACGATACTCTCATCTGACAGGGGTATTTTCTTCATACGCACCTGATCAGGCGGGAGGATGATAATCTTTCTAAAGCCCTTATAGTTAGGGTCTTTATCTATGACCTTAAACTCTTTGTAGAGTCTCTCTGCTTCTGCTTTACCCTTGAGCTTCATTTCCCGTACTTTTTCTTCTCCATCCTCATCTGTAACTTCATACGGATCATGGTCTTCAGAGTAGCATGTGCACGAGCCTAGTAACCAGAACTCGTGGCTTATTTCCAGTAGGGTCTTGAAAAGCTTTATCTCATCGCACATCTCGGTGAAGAACGCATACACATACTCACACTGCTCTTGGTTCTCACCATGCGGTTTCTCGAGTCGGAGTTTCGAGAGAGGGAGCGTGGAGTGCAGGTCGATAGCCTGTCCCACGAACTCATTGGAGTGATAAAAATGTCGGTACCAGGCTCTACGTTCACGTTGGTTTTGCGGTTTTTCCAGGAAGTCCGTGGACAGCTGAGGGGAGTAGAAGTTACCGAACTGGCTGTCCATCGACCCGCCGGAGCTATATCCGGTACCTGCCGCGGTCCTCGTATTAAACCCGAACGTCGTAGTAGCGTACTTCCTGATTTTTCTGGCCACAATCTCTTTTTCAGTGAGCTTATTGGACACTCGGACATTATCCCCGTTCTTTACCGGGACTATCTCCGATGCTGTCTTTCTTACTGTAGTTCGCATACGTTTTGGTTCTTCCATGTTCTTCTCTACTCGCTATGTGATATGTTATTTGGGGGCGTCTGACAGGAGCTCTTCCAGCTCTTTATCCAACACCTCTTCTTCAGTGATCTCAAACCCATCTACTGCACGCATTCTCTTCAGGAGAGCGTATGCGTTTTTCACTGCTATATGGTTCTTCTTCACGGAATTACTGAGTGCGTAGAAATCTTCGAGGCCGCTGGTAGCTCCTGCGTTCTTCGTGTACTCATCCCTAAAGCGCTCTGTCACGGACCCCTCAAACTCCCCGTACATCTTGATGAGAGTGTCAAGGTCTTTCAGGATTTTACCGCGGAGAGTAGTAGCGTCTCGTGTAATTTGATTTAGATCTGCCATGTGTTATGTGGGCCCTCTCTAATCAGGTATTGTGTTCTTGTCCTGACAGCGGACCAGTTTCAGGACATTCATAATCATTTTTGAGTTCGGCAAAGAGGACTGAGAGTCTGGGTCTATAGGATCTTGGTCTCCATTCTCTCCGCGGGTTTTATATTGGTTTTCCCTATAACCCGCTTCCTGCTTGTCGTCCTCAAAATTCAATTCACCCGGCATATATTATGGCCTCTTGATGACTTCTATACCTGGTGGCAGTGCGCTCTCGGCTTTTGCCGCTACGGTATTCTTTAGGACCTCGAGCACGAATCTCGATTTCTCGTACTCGATTTCTTTTTGTTTATTCGCGTAGAATGAGATGCGCTCGTCGTACTCAGCGAGCCTACATTGATATTCCATGGAGTTCATGACAGAGCGGCCCCGATATGTTATCTGCTAATGTGTGCCGTATAGACCATTCGTGCAAAACTATCCGTCAAATCGTCGTGCCCACCTACGGGTGCTACTGCATATCGAGCGGCTGGGTCTATCACTAGATTTTGCAACTCTTCTGTTAAATCTGACACAGGCATGCGTAAAAGACCCTTACTCAGGTAGCTGTCCAGCACAGAGAACATCTCGGTATTCAGAGCTTGGGTAAAATGCTTGAAAGAGATGTTTTTAAACCCTTTTTTCTTCATAGCTGGCACAGCTGTGAGTCCATAGTATTGGTCTGTTAATCCAGACTGGATGTTGTATCTGCGAGCCCACATACACACCCAATCGGCTATCTCTTCTATCTCAAAAAACGCTCTATTCTCGTTTCTCGCGTATCGTACTGTAGACACGTCTATCTCTAACTTCTTTACTGGATTATCCTTTATGAACTCTGTCACCCAGTGGCCTATAGTTACTGCAGTGCCATCATTTTTCAATCCGATATCCAGACCCATAAAATGGGGCACTAGCTTGTCCTGACTTCTGTCAAAAGCACTTCCTGTTACGAGGCTCTTGTCGAGGACTTTTGAGTTTTCAATCCATTTAGACGGCACCGCAACCATACAGACCCCCTGTTATATGTGATATGGATATAGCATTACCTGTTAATCAGATATTATTAGTAGACTATTATGGATGGTGTTTGTGGACCGGGAGCTACGGAGATATTTTGAGGGGGAGAGGGACCCGAGCAAGAACTGCTTCAAAAAAGCCTTGATTCTTACGTTATACAAAGGTATATTAATAGTACGGTCAATATCCACAATCCTACCGGAGTATGTTTATCATGGTGAAGAAAGAAATGGTTACAAGGACTATCGAAAGCTTTATCAGGCAGCTAAAAAAAGACGGCCACGATAAATACGCGTCTGAGCTGCGGACTATCGTGGCTATGTCTCGAAACAGGAAAGAAGCCCTTTCAGCCCTCTCCAATATGACTATCACGCTACTCGAGCACATTATCAAGTACGTGACTATGCCGCAGTCATTAAACAGGGACAAATGGCGCAGGGAGATACGAGGCTATCTAAACAGGTTCAACATACGCAACAAGAGCCCAAAAAGTCAGCCCTGGCTAACTATAGAGTACATACAGGCTGATTTGAACGATGTGCTGTCTAGCGCTAGCTTTTTGATAGACATGAAAGAAGTGCTGAGTGAATATTCGGATACAGAGGCAGAGAATGCTACGAATCTCCTGAAAACGCACAAAACTCTCAAAAGTTTAGGCATAAAACTATTCTACGACGAGGACAGTAACCTCATTGTAGATATAGGCGGACAAGCCTTGTAGAATAGGTGACCTATGAATGAAAAAGAAGATCTTTCTTACAGAGAAAAACGGGAAGCAGAGCTTCTCCACCTGACTACACAACAGATCGTCGACACAATCAGGGCTCGATTCTCTAAAGACATCGGGCAGGCTGTCACAAGCAAATCCGTAATCAGGACTTTCCTCACTGAGGCTATAATAGACACGGATTTTGACTGTCACGAAATAGATGAAGATTACAGAAAAAAACGAGTAACAGAGCTCTCCGTTTTAACGCACCAACAGCTCATCGACACCATCAAAGCTCGGCATGTTAAAAACACCGGGTGTGATATGTCAGATGAGTTCATAATAAAAAGCCTGTTGATCCAAACTGTCATAGACACGGACTAGTGACCAAAAATAGTACTTGATTCCGACGTTCCATAAAAGTATATTAGTAGTGAGCAGACAGAAACAGGCACACCAAACTCAGAGGAGGCAGAGAATGAGCAGACTGACGCAGACGGTAGCGATGATCGCGGTGCTGGCAGGGATTTTGATGGCGCAGGTTCCCGTGGATGGGCTGATCGCCTTTTACCCACTCACTGGGAACCTCCTGGATGCCAGCGGGAACGGACACAAACTCGATTCACTGCACACCTCTGACCAAAGGGGCATACCTAAGTGGGTAAATGACCGTATGGGTGTCGCCAACCGAGCAGATTCTTTCCCTGGCACAACTTGTGGGCTCTACACTCCAGCAGACTCTTTCCCTACAGGTTCGTCCGCCCGGACTATCTCAGCGTGGGTAAAACTCGCTTCTCTTTCCCAACCCAGAACGATTGTAGCCTGGGGAGACAAAGCTAATAAAACAGAGTGCTCATTCCTTGCTCTTTCTACCGGTGGCTTTGATTATCTTATATTCACCAACGGTACAGATAGCCTCAAGCACAAAACAACCTCACTGGCAAAGATCCGATCATGGACACACCTGGCCGTCTCCCTCACAAGCGCAGGCAGCGCTGTATTGTACATGGACGACTCAGCCCTTGTATCCAAACAGATGTCGAACTGGAACACATCCGCAGGATGGTTCGGTGTAGGCGCATGGTTCGTAAGCTCGTCTTCACCAAATGACAACTGGTCTGGGTGCATCGACGCAATAGCTATTTATAAACGTGCCCTGACTGCCACGGAAATAACCGTGCTAGCAAACAACACCACAGACCAACTCATACCTACAGTGGTATCTGTACCAAGTGTACACTATGTCACTACACGATCAGAAGTATCAAACATGTTGTACACAATCAACGGTAGGACAACCAAGAACGAATCTGTAGCAGGATTGCTCGTAGGCGCTGGGTTTAAGAAAACTCTACGAATACAGTAATACAAAAAAGGTATAGAGCTATAGTGCTCTATACCCTTAATTCTTTTACTATTATCCCTGGAAATAGGAGATATACGTTTTCCCGGTTAAATTACCCAATTCCTCGCTTCCATCAGGCAACAATACCACATCTAAACTCCACACGCCTGTATAAATCTTGTTGTCCCCTGCGCCGCTCGTAGTTCTACTCTGACTAATGAGCCTGGGATATATTGCTGCTTTCCAGGCAGACGGACTAGCCGTCTGGTCAAACACAGCGCTGGTTTGGTCATAAAAATCTACGATATTCAGTTTAGGAGATCTATCCTCCCACCGATAAAACGGTGCTATAGATTCATAAGCGGTATTAGGCTGACCACCCTTGCACACTGCAGTCCATTTTGATAGAGGTATGTATAAATGTAGACACTGATCTACTCTGTGCATTTTAGTGTCAGACTCTGATACCTTCGTGTTAATAATGTTAGCCTCTATCCGCACTACAAAATTATCAGAGTTGGTTACAGCACTCCCAGGCATCCAATCAATAGTAGCTCCACCATCTACATTCCTGAAATAGTTAGACGTGAATTTGTAGCTCTGAGCTACTGAACTGATAGGTACTATTGTATCCACAACTCCAGATCCAGGTCTATACCCAGTCCACGTCATCGTGAGTTGACCCAGACTGCACACCCGAATGCGTTCACACTTGTATCGCTGATACTGAGGCAACGTGATAGCAGTCACGTCGACAGTATCTGGAGTGCTATCAACAGTCCCCACGATAGCGTCAAACTCTTTCTCTAAAATACCTATGTTATCAAACGCCCAACGAGCCACAACGGCACCCTGATTATACGGATCAGCATACCCGTTATATATATGTTCGATAAAATAATTCTGATAAAGATCTGTATAAACTAGTACGCCCAACTCAGACCCGTTGCTCAACAATACCCTCTGCGTACTCGTGAACTCCTTCGTCCTGAGAATATTCCCGGGATTCTTGTTCTGAGAATAATCTTCCCCAGCCACTCCACCCGCTAACACCCTACCTAAAGCCGTAATGTTCGAAGGGTCCGTAATGCTCAGAGGAGCCT